TTTCGATCAGAGTGGTGGGTTCTCGTTATAGGGCATGAATATCTCGCGAGAACTACTTACCCTGCATCTTCCAGCTGAACGCGACCTGCTTGTACGCCGGCGATGCCGATGCGAACTCCTGCTCGGTCGGCGGTCGCTCCTCCTTGAACCACTGCGGCGCGTCGTCCGGGTACTCGGGCGCCGGCGTGTCGGTGATGATGACGTCGCCGTCGAACGCACCGTCTCCGATGAGGCTCTTGACACCCTCGGTCTTGATGCCGTCGGCGATCTCCTCGAGGGACGGGAGGTCCTCCGGCATCTGCGAAGCGATGTCGCTGGGCATGATGCCTCGCACGAACTTCGAAGCCACTGCCTCGTCCTTCATGAGCAGGACGAACAGCTCGGAGTACGCGTTGGACTGCACGAAGTTCCGAGACAGCTCCTTCGACTTGTTGAAGGTGATGCCGTTCGCGTGGCGCTCACCGTACGAGACCTCGATGAGCTCACGGAACAGGGCGAACAGGGCCTCGTTGTCCTCGCGCTTGACGATGTCGCGGATCTGGTCCTCGAGCGACATCTTGTGACTGACGACCCAGTCGGCGATGTCGGTCTTGCTCATGTGGAACCAGAAGTCCACCGTGCGCGTGTTGTTGTCGAGGTCGGGGAAGGTGACGGGCATCTTGATCATGTTGTGCCTTTCGGATATGACGGATGTGGGATGTACGGGTACTACGAGCAGTAGTCCCTAGTGGAGCTTGTGGTAGTTGCGAACGGGATCGACCCGAAAGTCGAAGGCGACACAAGGTCGACCATCCGGAGCCAGCACCGTGCTGAACTCGATCTCGAGAAGCTTCTCGTCGCTCCGCCACCCGATCGAGTCGGAGACGGACGTGTGGGGAAGCCCAACGCGGTCGTAGAAGTCCGACAGCGATGCGTACGAGTCGTTGTTGACCTGGTAGTTCGTGTCGTTCATCGCCTTCTTGATCTCCTCGACGGAGCTCTGGAAGTAGCGATCATTCATCATCTCGTAGCAGAGAACATCTCCTGAGCCGACAATGATGACGTTGCTCTCACCGGCCGGGTTACGATTCACGCGATCCTGTGCGATGTCGTCACGCAGCGCACGCTCCTTGTTCTCGCCGATCTTCTCACGCACCTTGTACTTGTACTCGTCGAAGCCCTCCTGCGCGATGGTGTACGCCGCAGCCATAGCAGCTGCCCGACGAGTACCGATCCGGTTGGCTCCGATGATCGCGGTGACGGTGAGGCTGCCGACGATGATCGCGGGGCCGAAGTGATGACCCATGAGCATGACTCGAGTGCGCGGATCGAGGACGCTCACAAACGAGGGGTCGTTTTGCCGACGGTACTCGATTTCGATGTTCACCGCCTCGTCGTATCGCAATGCTCCTCGTGCAGCAAAGACCGCCGTGGAAATGGTACCCACGACTCCGACTGCCGTCAGGAGCGCCGGCGAGTTGTCGATCGCCAGCTTCTCGGTGACCTTGACGATCTCGGTGAGACTTCTCACAGGTTGCTCCTCTTCAGCTGGGCCGCGAAGGCCGGGTTGGCGTTGGACTGGCGGATCAGGTAGCTGATCAAGCTACCCATCCCCCACAGGAAAGCGGCCAGGGAAACGACGATCAGGATTGCAAGGCCTGTACCGGCGACACCCATCAGGAACTCGAGCATGTCAGCGGCGCCCGTTCCGGAGGAACTTGAACAGCGGCCACAGCAACCACAGACCACCCGTGACACAGGCGAGGATGAGGTCGAGGATGAACGTGGTGAGCTTGTAGCGCGGCTTGACCATGAAGCGCTCTCCTGCGACGATGATGTGGGTCGGCTTGTTGCGCGTTCTGAAGACGTACATGGCGACTTCCTCTCGGGATATGGGCAAAGCTTAGACACCAGGTAGGTGTCTCAGAAAAAACAAGAGAAGAGGTAATTGTCCAATGATAACAATTCGTTAACCAGTCTTATCTTTTGTGACTGGCACTCCGGGCAGGGTTTTCACCTGCTCAGTCGTGTCTCGGAATCCATTGCGGATCTCTTCTCATTACAGGCCATGAAAAATTCGCGAGGCAAAGACTAAACACCAAGTTCGGTGTTTAGCTTGGAACGGTAGCTGGGATATGAGCGAACGGCTCGAACTAGTCGAGGCTGTCCAGGTGTCGGACTAGGGCCTTGACCGCGTACCTGCACGTCACGGCGATCGCGACCTTGATCAACACGAAGTTGACGAGGTTGCGAGCCGCCTGACGCTGGAGCGCGGTGAGGTCCTGGGCGTCCATGGCCTTGACGTCCTCGATGGTGACGGGGCGGTTGTTCATGGGGTACTCCTCAGGTTGGGGTTCTCATTAGAGGCCATGAATATGTCGCGAGAGACAAACTGAAAGCCCATGTCTTGGTGACGGGGGCTCTCAGCTCGGAACTAGATCTTCTGCGAGGTGGCGGACTTCATGACGTTCTTGACGGCGCGACGGCGCTGGACCTTCAGGACGATGCCGGCCGCGGTGTACCCGGCGACAGCGGAAGCGGCGTTGGCGGCTGCTGCGGTGGCGGTGGGGTGTGCGGTGGCGAAGTTCTTGACGGTGACAGCAGCGGTCTTGACGACGGCAGTGTTCATGGGGTCTCCTTCATAGAGGGTTGATGGTTCTCATTAGAGACCATGAATTTTTCGCGAACGCTTAGACTGAGAGACCTTGTGGGGTCTCTGAGTCTGTGAGATGGGTCAGATGTTCTTGACGATCTTGTTGAAGTGGCGGCGAGTGATGAGGGTCTTCACGGCCTTCACGCCGTTCTCGATCACCTCGACGATCTGCTCGGCCTGCGCCTGCTCGACGGTCTTGCCCGTCACGAGGACGGAGAAGAACGAGTCGAACGAGGCGCTGGAGTTGTGGGTCTTGGAGGTGGGCGAAAGCTGGCGGATGGCCATGGCAACGATCTCAGTCTTGAGGCTGCTGTTCATGGGGATCTCCTTGAATTCTGGGTGGGGTTCTCATTATAGGCCATGAATATATCGCGAAGACTAAGAGCCCTTGTGGGGCTCTCGGTCGTGGAACTACTAGAGGCGCTTGTTGGCGGCGATGATGGCGATCTCGCAGGCAGTGTTGACGACCTTCCGGCCCACGTACACCGCAGATATGAGCGCGGCAGCGTGGTTCGCGTGGTACATGGCGATCTGGGCGATCGCGTCTGCATCCACGCGTTTGGACGTTGCCGGCTCAGAAGAGTCGGTGGGGGGCTGGGGGTTGTTGGTGACAGTCAGCGAGAGTGCCTTGTTCTGAAACAGCTTCATAGCTACTCCTCGATGTTGGGTTCTCATTAGAGGCCATGAATATCACGCGAGAGTGACACTTAGAGCCCTTGTGGGGCTCTGAGTGCTGGAACTTACTTCTTGTTGGCGAGGTAGTTGAAGAGTTCGACGCGGAACAGCGTGTCCATGGCGTCGTCGTCCAGGTCGTCCAGGTCGGGCAGCTGGCCCGTGAAGGACTTCCAGAGGAACTTGCGGTACACGATCCGGATGGTGTCGAGGTCGACGTCCGGGAAGCGGGGAGCAAGCTGCTCTGAGAGTCCGTCCACGAAGCCAGCAACGGCGGCTGGGACGGCCCAGATGACGAAGCCAGTGACCGCTGCGGCTGCGATGATCTTCTTCATGGGGACTCCTTCAATAGAGGGTGGGGTTCTCATTAGAGGCCTTGTACTTCTCGCGAGGCAAAAATTGATAGCCCATGTAGGACAAACGCAGAGGGCGTGTACGAGTTGGAATATCTCTCGTACACGCCCTCTGCGCTTGGTGGTCCTAGCTGGAGGTTGTGCGGATCAGGTGGTGACCTTACCGATGAAACCGAGTGCCTTGGAGGTCACGACGTGTGCTCGTTCGTGACCCACGATGATCCCGATGCCGATGAGGTTGCCGGCGATGGCGAGCAGTGCGTTGCGGTCCAGGGGCTTGTGTGCGGTGTGCACCTTCGCGCCCTGGAGCTTGACGTACTGGTCCACCATCTTGGCGTACTCAGCGGAGCTGGGGTCTGTGTGGGTCTCCATCTTGTAGAGCAGGAGGTCGATGACCGTCTCGACACGAGGGGTCTCGGTGTGGGTCTTGTGCTTGAACATGGCGTTCTCCTCAAGGGTTAGGGGTCTCATTATAGCCCGTGTATCCTTCGCGAGGTGTTACACCTCAAGATCGTTGTGCACAACCTTGAATGTCACTCGATCCTGATCAGAAATACCGAGAGGGCTCCGGATGTTCTCCAGATCCGCATTGATGCCGACGGGAACGCCGTCCTCATGATGGACGATCATCTTCCCGTCCGCCCAAGCCTCTGCCTTGTTGTAGTTGCTCTTGCTAACCTTCAGCAGAGTGCCCAAGAAGAGGTCTACCAGGGTGATGGTTCCGACGACCTGAATAGCCAGAGGCAGATTCCAGAGGTCGGCGAGACCGTAGTACAGCGCGCCTACAGCGGGCAGGAAGATCTGCGCAATCCACACCAGTGCATCGTACACCCTACTCGGAAGGAAGGGGGACGTGGCGGTCGTGTTGGTCGTCATTGGGCTCCTTTTCGTGAGATGTGAGGTTTCGCTCAAGTCTTTGAACTCGTGCACGAAGGATTCGAACTTCCTCGACCAGAGGCCGAAGCAACTTAAGCTCCTCCTCCTTGAGGCGGTTTGACTCTCTAAGCTCGTCCAGTTCTCGATCCTGTCGCTCAATGGTGTCGCTGTCGAACTTACGAGCACGCACGTAAGCCTGCTCCTCCGCATTTGTTCGGGCTATAGCCGTGTTGGCATCCGCCGTTGTGCTGGCTTGTGCAGCCGTAGCCTTACCCGAAGCTCTGTGTGCTGCGTATGCACCATACGCCGCAATGAGCGCAACGATCATGCTGGCAATATCGCCGCTATCTAGCATTGCGAATCACCTCCACGACCTTCACAATCACCTTGGGCGGATTGTTCAGCCCACTGATAGCCCACCACATGAATGCGACCAACCACCAGATGAGCGCTCCTCCAAGGTTGGCGATACCTGTGTCCTTAAATATCACCCCCGTCATGTAGAACGCACCCCACCCGGCAGTGAATCCGGTAAGGGTCATGTAGCCCCACTTATCGGCGGTAGGCGGCCATCTCGAGGAAATGACTGTGAGAACCCCAACAAGCACAAAGACGGCGTACCAGTACTCGAGCTCCCACCACCTTTCTGCGATGACCAGACTTTCGGCCCGGGCAAGATTGTTCGGTGTGATCAGATATGTTAGTCCGATGAACACATAGGCTAGTCCCGCGACCAGCAGGACAAGACTGTGACGACCCCAAGGCCTCAGCCCAAACCATCGTCGATTCTTTGTGTTGACATCTCCTTGCTCTACTTGTGTCATTAGACCTCCGGGTTTGCGAGAATAAGCGTCGGGAATCCCTGATCGCCTGTCTCGTCGTCAGTGCGTACGTACTCGGCCACCATCATGTCCTGCTCGAAGCCATACTCTGCTGAGAGAGTGACAGTGTCTCCGAGGAAGTAGTGCACCCCGTACTTGTGGGGGGAAAGCGGGGATATGGCTCCGTCAAAGAGAATCTGACGGTTGTGCTTAGCTAGCTCAGCCATGCCCTTCTGTGCTAGGGCGTTGATGAAGGTCGCAAAGTCCTCATCGGATCCGATCGATCCCCCATCAACCCACAGCATCTTGCGAGCTCGGCCTGACGGATTAACCGGAGGAGCCTGTGTTCCTGGAGTCCACCAGAAATCGCCATCCATCTTGTGAACAAACACGCCACCAATCGAAGAAGTTACGTAGGCGATGTTCTTGATGTCCTTGCTCGAGAACAGGTACTCCGGTGAGTCAATATGACCCGAAGCGTAGTGGAACACGACTGGCTCATTCGTAGAGCTGTAGCGCGTTCGATCTGCTCCCTGATACACGTTGAACTGAACCTCGGTTACCGGACTGTGAGACGTCTTGGAGTACTTGCCATAGTTCGTCGTGTCTGAAACATCGAATGAGACAACGGCGCCTCCGACATTGGTTGGGCGAATAGTTCGGATGCCGAGACCGCTGATGGCAAGAACGTCATCCAGGAACTCCTGAAGAGGACCGGGCTTAACCCACCACATAGTGGGATCTTCGGAAAGTGCCGAGCTATCGGTAATCACGATGTTTGCGATCCGATCTAGAAGCTCTGCGCCCATGCCCTTACTCAGCGGATTCTTACCCGTTGGGTTAGAGACGGCATTCCAAATAAGAGCCGATACGAGCTCGTTCGACCGATACATCTGCGACGTCGGCCACTCTTGGGTGTGGTTCCCACCAAGAATGATTCGATCCAGAAATAGCTTGTCGAACGTCCTGCCGGTGATCTTCAGCTCCTGCTCGCCATCATCATTGACCGAGATCGAGTGTGTCTCGACCTCCATGATTTCAGGACTGTCCAGAAGCGTTAGGAGAGAGCCCTCAGGAATGAGTTCCTTGGTCTTTTGAATGAGAGGGGTGTGAAGCTGAAACTCACCATGACCCGTATGCCGCTCAGTCCAAATCATGGAGCTGTACCCCTCAACAAGCTCATCGGGAAGATATGACGTGTCATTCAATCGAAGTACGTCCATCAGATCCCCCAGTACTGTGGCGTGTAGTACACGTTACCCCAGGTGTAGCCCGTGTTGGAAGTGGCCTCAAAGGTATTGTTACCGCCATACAGCATGTGCCAGACGGAATCGGAAGCAAGCGACTGAAGGATCGAATATGTCGCACCGTCTCGAGTCAGCCAGATGCCTCGACTCCCCGGGTTCGTGTCGAACGTCAGCTTGTCGCCTGCGTGAAAGGCGTGATAGAATGTCATACTTTGTCCGCGACCGTTAAACAGGCCCCACCAGTTTGTAGGGGCGGTGAATAAGATCTCAGCACGAAACCCCGTGGGTGCAGTTCCGACATTCATGATGCTTGGATCAGCAGCGCTACCCGGGAAGACATACAGGATGTTGGGCGCGTGAAGATATGCCTGAAGACACGGAATCGTGATCTGCACTTCCGGCTCTGCGCTGAACGGGTTGATCTCCAGCTTGCTGACGTTTCCAGCCGTTGAAGCCTGAAGGTCGTCACCATCGAGGATATCAATCTTAACCTCGTCGAGGTAGCCGGGTGTCAAAAGCCCGTAGAGCTCCGCGCGCAGGTCGGCGGCCGTCTCACTCATTTGGTGGTCCGGATTCAGACGAACTGTTAGAACGACTTCTCGGGACTGAGGTCGACGTCTCTGATACACATCCCCAGCGTGAAGGGTGCGTGACTGCGAGACGTCGACCTCAGGCGGACCGAGACCTTCGGCCGTCTTCAGAATATACCTGTCCGACGGACGGGCCCCGACCACCGGAAGATCGATGGTCGAGAGCCCGTGGAGGCGTACCTTTGTCATCTTGATCATGCGTTCAACGCCTCCTTTGCCAGTGCGGTCAGGTTCTTCGTCTGACGATAGATCTTCACCGGGGACAGGGCCACCGGCGAGTAGTTGTTCTGCTCGAGCTTGATCTCCTTGTGCACGACCGGAGCCGGAGCTGGGGCCGGAGTAGCACTCTGAGCAGCTGCCTGAGCAGCAGATATGGACGACGCCTGACCGAAGGACACGTCAGCCGCAATTGCTTGTGCGGCGAATAGCGTGTTCATGCGGGAAGCATCTCTCTGAAGCGTAGAGAGATCCAGAACTGGCGTAATGGTCGGGTTCATGTCGATCTCCCCGTCCAAAGCAGCACCAAGCTGAGCCAGAGACTTGCCCAGGCCACTCAGTGCAGCATTACCCAGATCAGCTGAAGCTCGGTCGATGATCCGAGTGTCAGCAAGACCCTTAGCAAGACCCTTCACCGAGAATACGCCGATCTTGGCGAACTCGCGTGAGGGTGACTTGATCTGGAGCTTCTTCTTGAGCGTGACAACCATAGCGTTTGCAATGGTCTGCATCTGCTTGTCGATGGCCGCCTGCTGACTCTTGAGTCCGTTGACCAGACCCTGAGCAGCATCAACACCAGCCTGGTACAGCTGCTTAGACGCCTCAGTACCGAGACCCTGCGCAGCCTTACCGAGAGTTGCACTGAGAGTGCTCACCTCATCAACGGCAGACTTTCCGCCTGCAAGAAGCTCAGTGACGAACGGAAGCGCGTCAAGACCCTTGGCCAGGAGCTCCTTGTAGAGCTCATCACCAAGACCCAGAGTTCGAAGCTGCTGGATAGCAGTCGCGAACGCCTGCGTGTCCGCAATCTTAGCCTCAAGGCCGTCAATATAGTCGACGAGCTTTGTCTCCTTAGAGACATCAGGCATGTCACTGTACTGCTTGGTAACGCTGGCATTGTAGTCGTCACGAGTCTTGATCGAATCCTCGAGGGCCTTGTCGGCCTCCTTGATTTGATCCGTGTATCGATCGTAACGAATAGCAAGCGATTCAAGCTGCTTCTCTTCATCGTTCATCTTAGTGGTGAGCTCACGGTGAGCCACCCCTGCGAGGTGCCGCTCCTTCGTTGACTGAATCAACGCCAGAGTCTCAAGCCGAATTGCCTCACGGTTCTTGTTCCGGACAACCGTCAGCTCTTCCTGAATATCCTTGAGCTTCCGGGCATCCTGAGCATCGCGCTTGTCCTTCGACGTGATCGCACGGACCCTAGCGCTGTAGTCACGCTGGATCTTCATCTTCTGCTCGTTGAGATCCTTGAGCTTCTTGGTATGCTCGCCAACGTCCTTCTCGGCCGCCTTCATGGCTTCCTTCAGAAGATCGTTCATTGTGTTGAACGACTTCTTAACGTCGTCCTGACTTCCAGTCAACCCCTTGACGAAGCCCTCGCCCGAGAACTTACCAATCTTCTCGAACTCCTTGGACGGAGACTTGATTCCAAGGACGCTCTTTGCCTTGTTCAGGGCCGACAACGCAAGCTGTCCGGCAGCCTGTGTCACAACGCTAAGACCACCAGCGATACCCCGAGCCATACCCTGTACGATGGCGACACCGAGTCGTCCGCCGGCAGCACCCATAGCTGCGGAGTTAGCCTCGATTGCTCGAGACACTCCGTTGACAAAGGCAATAACCAGCTTAACGCCCGCATCAATGATTGCCGGGAGTCCCTTAGCTACACCATTGATGAACTTGACGGTAATGCTTACGGCAACCGGAATGATCTTGTCGATGTTCTGGTTGATCCCCTGGAGAACCCCCAGGATGATTCGCATACCCGCACTGACCATCTGTGGGATGGACGTGGTGAGGATACGAAGCGCCGTAGACACGAGCTGCTGGAACAGAGCGCCGATCTTCGGAAGGTTGGCCATGATGGCCTTGATGATCGACGACAGAATCGTCGTGAAGGCATCGAAGAACGCCTTTCCGGCGCTTGCGATCACCTTTGCGAATGCTACGATCCCCTTACCGAACGCAGCCAGAGCGGCCGGAATGGCGGAGATGAACGTTCCCAGAATATCGCCGAGAACCTTAACGCCTGCAGCACCTAGAGCGACTGCGATGGAGAACGCACTGGCGAAGGCTAGCACACCCACACCTGCGAGAGCCATACCTGCGCCCACGAGGACAATCGCTGCCGCAAGGGCAAGGATCACAGGCACCACAGGTGCCAGAAGCATTCCAGCAATGCCGAACACCGCGAATATAGCAGCAAGAGCACCAAGACCGGTGACAATGGTCATTATGTCAAGCGTCCCCAATGTGATGAGGACGGGTGTAAGGAGCATGAGAGCTCCTGCTGCGACGACGAGAGCAGCAGCTCCAGGAAGAGCCAAAGACATAGCTGTCAGGCCCACTGCCAGAATTGTGAGCGCCCCGGCAAGCGTCGTCAGGCCAATAGCCATCTCACCAATACTTTGACCGCCCATGATAGCCAGTGCTCCCGAAATAACGACAAGAGCTGCCGCTACTACAAGAAGCGCCGGACCAAGAAGAATCATCGTCGGCGGCATGATCGACATCGCAGCTGCGATGATCACCAAAGCTCCACCAATAGCAAGAAGGCCCTGCCCAATATCGCCAAGACTCATTGTTGCGAACACCTTGACGGCTGCTGCAATGACAAGAAGTGCTCCTCCGAGCACAGTCAGACTTACAGCCTGAACAAGCATGTTCTTCGGCATCAATCGCATTCCCGCCGCAAGAACAACAAGTGCTGCGCCAATCTTTACAAGACCGGAAGCAACCGCACTGGTCTCAATGGCTGCGAATATCTTCACTGCACCGGCAAGAGCCATAAGTGAGACAGCCAGGAGTCCGATAGACACCGACTGAGCCATCATGTTCTTCGGCATCAACCGCATCGCCAGAGCGATAACAGTCAGTGAACCACCGATTCCGACGAGCGCCTGAGTGATGTCCTCCCAGCTCATCGTCGCCATGATCTTCATCGCAAGGGCGATTCCCATAAGCGCCGCCGACAGGACCACCAGTGAAGCAGCGATGGGTCCCATCTTTATTGCACCGAGAAGCGTGGTGTTTGTCGACAAATATGCCAACGCTGCAGCCATCGTAACAAACCCGGCAGACATAGCAACGAGAGCCTTAGTCAGGTCCCCGCTGTCGACCATGGAAAGTACGACGAGCGATCCGGCAAGAAGCGCAATTGCGCCTGCGATCTTGAGCAGCATGTCGGACTTGAGAGTGGCCTGCATGGTGCCAAGGGCCTTAGTCACGCCTCCGAGGGTTTCTGTGATGCCCCCGAACAGACCCTCGCCAACGTTGACATTGATTCCGCCGGCCATGAACTTCTTAAGGGCAAAGACAATTGCAGCAAACAGTCCGACGTTGAGCGTGTCAAGGACCTTGCCGTAGTCCGCACTCTGGAAGGCGTTAGCAATTACATCGCCAATACCTGAAAGAGCCTCACCGATCTTGCCCATAGCGCTCTTGACAATGCCGCCAAGTGCGGAAAACATCCCCCGGAGCCTTTCTCCGATTGCCTGAAGGGGACTCAATCGATCACCAACAGCACCGAATGCTGCACCGATCTTGCTTACCCCACCGAGATCGAAGTTGTCGAACAGGCTAGCGAAGGCCTTACCCAAAGCACCAAGCGCCTTGAGCGGGATGGCCAGCACATCACCGATCTTCGAGAAGACGGTCTTGACGATCCCCGTCTTCTTCATCATGAGATCGAGGTTGACCAGGAACATGCCGATGCCCGCACCAAGATTCAGCAGGCCACCACTACCCCCCGAAAGGGCGTTGAAGAACCGACCGATCAGACCAATCGCTCCACCGAGGATTTGGCCAACAATCGAGAAGGCAGCGAACAGACCTGCGAAGATCCGCTTGACCTTCTCGGTCGTCTCTGCTCCCATTTTGAGTTTCTCGGTGAACTCTGTGAACTTCTGCGTCATTGCGAACAGATCAGCGCCAGTCTTGGCGGGGAAGATCTGTCGGAACGCATCCTTGACGGGCTTAAGAATGCCCACCAGTGCCTGGAAGGCGTTCTTGATGCCCTCAATCAGAACCGTTCGACCACCGAGAGCCTTCCAGTCACCGAGCACCTTGTTACGGGCATCGGTCATTCCTCCGACGAACTTGGAGACGACGTCGTTCACCTTGGTGAACATGTCCGTGGCCTCGGTGAAGTCACCGAAGAGAAGCTCGAAGGTGTCGGTCCATCCGGAAGCCACGGCCTCCTTGATCGTGCCCATCAGCTGACTCAGAGTTCGGACCTTTGTGGCCGCCTCTTCAGCCATCTTGGCCTCGGCCTTAAGTGCGGTCTGAGCCGCCTTGTCGAGACCGAGAGACGCCATCTCAGCGTCCGTCATGTCGCCGGCCATGATGCGAAGGTAGCTGGACATGACGTCCGCGCTGAGCCAGTTCTTCTCAAGCGAACCGTTGAAGTCCTTTGTGGCGGCTGTAGCGGTGGTCGTCTCTCCGTTGAACATGCCCATGCCGTCAGCGATCTTGATCAGGCTGTCCTGCATGTTCTTGCTGCCCATGCCGGCATTGGTGAGTGACCGCCAGTCCATCAGGCGGATCGTGCCGGTGTTGAAGGCCTGCGACAGCTGGTAGGCCGCACGAGCTGCACCATTGGCGTCAGTACCCGAAGCAGCTGCCGCGTTCGAGAACCCCTTGATGACCTGCGTTGCGTCCTCGATCTTCATACCCGAGTTGGTGAAGAGCGAAGCGTTCTTCGTCATCTCGGCGAAGTTGTAGATGGTCTTGTCGGCGTACTTGTTGAGCTGGTCAAGCTCGCTGTTGACGGTCTCGAGCGTTGTACCGTGTCGAGATGTGTTCGCCAGAATAGTCTGGATAGAACCCATCTTCAGCTCGTACTCGCGGAAACCGTCCATGATGGGTGTCACACTGAGTGACTTAACCATCTCCGCGCCGGCACTGACCGCCTTATTGACGATGGTCGCCAGAGCAGTAACACCCGCAACCTGCATAACGCTGAAGCCGTTTGTGACCTGACTCAGGCCGGAGAGCATGGGGTTGAAGTTCGTCTTGCCGACGGAAGCCTGAACATCAGCGATGCCCTTGGTCGCGCCCGTAAGCTGCAAGCCCTTGGCTAGCTGAGAAACGCCCCTCAGGACGGCAGAAACACCGTCTGCAAACGAGCTGTAGTTGAACTTGAGATCTACGACCCTGCTGTCGACGCTCATTTACCGGTCACCGCCTTCCACACCCTGTCTGCGATCCTGTCAAATACGGGCCTCATGGCCGGATTGATATAATCACGACCCGGAACCCATCCACCAGTTCCTGTGCCGTGCCCGTACTGAAGTGCGAGAGCGACTTCGAATCCGCCATTGACATTGGTGTTGTACCACTCAATAGTAGACGTTCCACGTGTACTCTTGATTCGATATGACCATGAGCTAGCGGTCAGACCGGAGTCGGCCGGGGTAGCGGCTGCCAGTGCGGCAACTCCTTCTGCCCCGGCCGACTCCAGCTCTGCACGAACCGCCGAAGGATCCATCTTCTTGAGCATCTGCTCCAGTCCTGGCCAGGAGCCGCTGTCGGTTAGCGTAAATGACATTACGGATCCTTCCGGGAAGTGGTTACCCGACGAAAGCCTTGGCGTTGTAGTGCGCCGCAACTTGAGCATCGGTGAGAGGCTTGTCATAGAATGCAACTCCATCAATTGAACCCTTAAAGAAGGATCCAATCGTACCACGGCTGTTTACAGCACCCACAGCCATTGGGTATGCGAAGTTGCTGAACGAGGTACCCGTCTCGTTTCGGTACACATACGGTGAGGGAACCTTTACTCCATCTACATAGATGGAGTGCACAGGAGCATTGCCCGCGGGACGGACAAGTACGACGTGGTGCCACTGATCATCGTAGATCGGTGCATCAATGGAAATCTGAGACTGAGCGGCTCCGTTCTGGCGAATATGGAACATCGTGCGGCCCGCCATGGCGACGTTGTCAGCATTGGTGTTTGCCACAATCTGAACCATGGTGTTGAAGTCCAGATTCGTACTGCCCAGAATAACCGGCTTGTTTGTCGCCGTGGTTGACGTCTTAATCCAGAACTCGATGGTCAGACCCTTGGTGCCGATGGTCGAACCGAGAGTACCCAGAGTTGTGTGAAGTGAACGATCGTCAACGCCGTCATAGGAAATAGCCTTTCCGACTGGACCTGCGACGCCCAAGGTTGCACCAACCAGTGTCGCATCGAAATCATTCGGTCCGCTGTCAGCAAGCGAAGTGCCTGTCGTCTCGTTCATCTCCCAGAAAGCGACAGGCCCGTCGGCAAGAACCTCATCGTGAAGCGACTTAGAAACAGGCGCTGTCGGTGTGGTCGGGGTAGTCGTGCCCGGTGTCTTTCGAACAACAGCGACATTCGGGTTGATCGTGATGGTGTGCGGAGTGCCCTCACTGTCGGTGATAACACCATTCGGGAACAGTGTCATGCTTCCGCCGTCGATTGTGAGAGAGCTGTTCGCATTGATTCCGAACATGGCGTAGTTGTTCAGCTGCTCCTCGAGAATACAGTTGGTAGCAAGAACGTTCATAGAACCCTCGCCAATCCAAATGTTAAGGCCCGTACCCGAACCACCCTCCTTGATGGGGTTTCGGGCAACGCAACGAACAAGCTTCGCATCCGAACGCCAGATGCGGTAGTTTCGCTTGTTGTTCCAGGACTCGCAATCCGTCAGAACAAGAGTTCCAAGAACGTTGTTGTGCTTGAGGTCGAAACCACCATCGGTGCTTCCGGAAGACTTACAGCGCGTGTACTCCAGGTTGTATGCTCCGGCCTCTGAAACGAAACCGTCGCCATTCCAGTAATCAGCGCCCGTAAGCAGCACGGTACCCTTACGAGTCTGGATGTTGTTGTGGGCATCACAGTCAATGAACTTTGCATCATGAACCGTGTCGTCACAAACGAAGGCCATAGTGAAGCTGTCGCCATCATTGCGCTGGCTGTCTGCATAGACTCGCTCACACAGAATGTTATTGGTGTCGTAGCGCATGCGGAAGGCGCTTCGCGAATAACCATTGACCTTCACATCGCGAAGTGTCATACCGCTTACCGTTGCGGCAGGAACTAGTCCGCTTGGCTGAGAAACGCCCCAGCGAACGTTGGTCGCGTCACTCTTCTCAAGAGTGAATGCCGATCCCGGTGCTCGGAATGTGAAGCACTCCTCCACCTTCTCGAAATCGACGTGGGAAAACTTAATCTGCCCCCAGCCCTCATAAAATCGGAACACCGGACCACCACTGGTGGCCTCTGCCGAATCATAAGGACTCACTCGAGCGCCCGAGATCAGAGCTCGAGCAAGTGTTACACCGTCGGCTCCAACACCACGAATAAGGATCGGGAAAGTTGCTGATCCCTTTCTCTTGATGTCGACTGCCGCTTCGGCAAACGCGCCTGAGTTCGAGAGCAAACGAATGTCGTTGAATCCTGCATCAAGAAGCGGGACGATAGAAGTCAGACCTCCGGAAGCATTCGCCGTCGTAGAGCCATCGCCCGTGCCACGAGCGGTCGGGGCGACATAAGCTACCTTGTAGCTGGTCGACTCAACCGGAGTAGTTGGAGTGCTACTTACCTTGTTCTCCAACGCAATAACGCGATTAACTAGGTCCGTAAACTGATCAATGTCGACGTATGTACCGTCGAAGGGATGAGAAAGACTATTCCACGGACTCTTTCCGTCACCAGACTTGATAATGCCCGTGTCAGTCTCAATACCCAGCTCGCCCTCAAGCAAGACGGGGTTCTCACTTGCCCACTCCGCTGCCGTTCCGAACTTTTGCTGCATATGCGCATCTACAATCAAGGTGCACCTCCGGTAATGGTTGTTGTGTTCGACTGACTCGGTGAGCCAGCCTTGTACACGTCCTTGTTGATCTTTGACGGTCCACCAGCGACGACCCCGGTTAGAGCCTCGAGATCCTCGTAGTTACCACCGTCGAACAGATTCTCATGCTCCGTGTTCGGTGATCCGCCGTCATAAAGCACATCCATGGGAGATCCAGGAGATCCACCATCAATGAAATCAACAGGCTCAGGATCGGGCGTCAGTTGACCAGTCCATCGGAAAAGGCCCTTTACCTCAGTCTCAACCAAACGCGTTGTAGGTAGAGCATAGTATAGACCGGAAATGACACTGGCTGTCAAATCTCCGATGGCATTCGTCAAGATCGCTATGCCGTTTGATCTTGGATCTATGACCTTTGGGTCCCAAGCAGTAATGAAGTCTATTAGCTCATTAATGTCGGGAAGTCTTGCCTCTGTAGTATTCGTTCCATACAAAACCGACTCTAGACCCCTGAGCATAGAGGTATTCAATAGTCTCGAGTCTAGAATAACGTGAGCGGTCGGTCGGTTCTGAGTGACGTCTTGAGGGACGCTGGTTAGACTCCAGGAAAACTCGAGGGGGGCTCTGGAATCACTATGCGTCTCGTAGTTCTTCGGATCCGGAACAACGGTCAGGTTGTACAAGATATGGATCTTGTATCCGTGCGTTGGCCCGTCAACGTCATTACCAACGCGGGTTCTGTACGTTAGATTGAACGGCTTAGGCGCCTGATCATCAACGTATAGACCCCCACCCAGATCTACAACTCCTTCGAACTCTAAGAACTCATCAGGATAGGTAAACGCCCTCAAAGTTCCAGCGTAGTCGCCGAAAGATGCGCTATCCCGATTCTTGACGCCATCGAAATAGCTAGACTCTGAAGCATCTCCATCGAATGATTCTTCAACACCGGTCAGCCCATTCCAGGGTACTCCACGACCACTCCCCAGATATAGCACGCCGCGATCGATTCCCGCTTCGTAGTAACGCTTACTAACCTCGTCCCATTGGAGAGTGGTCATGTCACCTCCTTAAGCTTGTGACTTGAGTGCTGCCAGCTCCGTTTGAACAGCTTCGAGTGCTGCCTGAAGCTGTGTAATTAGGCGGCGGGTCTCGATCTGAAAGTCACCACTCGGAGTTGAAGGCTCTTCCAGTACGGGGACCGGTTGTGCAAAGTTTAGAACGTCGCCAATTACCAACTTGCCGTTTTGCACTGACCAAGCTCGACCCTCCAAACTTCGAGACTGATTTGCGTCCAGCGAGATGGTGCTGACTTGATTTGAAGTCATACCAAGTGCATCCAGGACTGCCTTAACGTTTTCACCGTCGATAGTTGCAAGCACAACGTCGTTCTTGTGAATGATCCGCACGATCAGATCTCAGCAATCCAGCGAATGGTAAATCCACCAACAGTTGTGGTTCCCTCAACCTGTGAGCCCTTGAGGTAGAAGTATAGTGTCTGCGAAGACGAATCGTAGTAGAACTGCTCAAGACTCGTGTTGTTCGAGTTTACAGGAAGCGAAACTCGATTATCCGGACGAGGAAATAACTGCCTGTAGGTGGAGCCAAAACTCCCAGCATTTTCCGTCATTAGGATTTCAGACTCAGCAGTATTTGGCGTATACCAATCGAAGTTAACATAGTACTGCTGATAGAACTTAACGCGCTTGGCTTGCGCCCACCCAGCAACACTGACAGCCCTAAGGATCGTTGAAACCTGAAGCTTCCCCAGTGACTCCGGGGGAATATACGCGTTTCCACGAATGTATCCACCAGAAAGCGGGCTCGCGTGGACGTGGTCAGCGCGCGCCGCAGAAGCCGACGTTCCTCGACTTCCCTGAATGCCACCAACGCTAGCGGGCGTTCCTGACGTAGCAAGAAGCAGCGTCAGATCGTCTCTCTCAACGACGATCTTCCAGGACTTTGTGTCTTCGTCGTATCGGTTGATCCTCTCCTGATCGAGGTTCAAGATCATCCTGTTGTGCCAGAGTTCTCCCCCGGAGAGATTATCCCGTGCTGCATTCGACATCGGAACAATCGTGTCACCCTGATCAGCCAGAGCCACCCATCCGCCTCGAACGAGATCGTACTTGTCGATCCGGCGGGTCGTGGTGTTATAGATCAGGCGTCCGTTCCACAGACGCTCCCCGAGAAGGTTGTTCCTCTCGGTTGTGGTCATAGGAACTACCGTGTTGCGAAGTTCGGGTGAAGTAGCAAGAGCAGCGCGAACCTCCGGTGCGAACCGGTAGTTCTCATCAACTGCTGGGTAAAGATCGTATGTAGGCACGGATCACTCCAATCTGTAGAAACCGTTGGTGGCGGACTTGGTTAGACGCGACTTTGGAAGACCGCGGAATATGCCTGGCACTCCTGACGTGAACAGGTCTCCTACCCCGGATACCAGAGCAGAAAGACCCGTTGCTGTGTTAGGTGTGATGACGACGGGTCCCCAGAAAGTGACCAGCCCCACGAGTTCCTCAACAGAGGGAATTCTTGGGTTTACTTCGTTTGTCCCATACAGAATATCCTCGAGTCCACTAAGCAGGTCTCGGTTTAGCTTGGTTGAATCGAGCATGTAGTGAGCCGAAGGACGATAGAGCTCGCTTTGGGGGGGCGTCGCATCAATCTTCCAACTCATAACTGATGGCGACGCATCGTTGCTGAGAGTTCCGTAACTTCGACTATCGTTACTTGCCAAAGCGTTATAGACCAAATGGATCTTGTATCCGAGGCCGTCACCGATGCGAGTTCTGTATGAGAAGTCGAACAAAACACGAGACTGGCGTGTCAGAATGAATCCCGGAACGACCGGCTTTTCACCAACACATGCCGAAAATTCCCGCGGAGCAGAAAAAGCAGTAAGCTTCGCCTGAAAATTTCGAGGCGTGGCCAAATCAACGTACTTCACACCATCGTAGTGATGCGCAGTGACCTCGCCACCCACGTAGCTTTCCTCAACGGCCACAAGCCCGTTCCATGCAACGCCTGACCGGTCCTTCGGATACAGAACGCCTCGATCGCAGCCGTCCTCGTATCGCTTGTTCGGCGTGTTGTTCCAAACGAGTCTGGACATGCGGGGCCTCCCTATCCTGTAGTCTTGTGTTGCTGCTTTCGCTGAGCATTGATGTCTCGACGCTTCTGAGCAAGTTCTCGAGGGCTCATCTTCTTTTCAGGCTTCTGCTTCTCGTTGATGACCTGCACCAACGTCAACAGCTTACCTAGGTGCCAATACTGAGCTTCCCAGTTAATCTGAAGAGCGACCATCCAGTAGTAGATTACCTCTGCTGTGATGATCTCTCGACTTGTTGGGCGGTTCTTCTCTTCAGCAAACCAGGTCGCGGTTTGCTTTGAGTTGATGTAGTCGTTAATGCCCTTGATGTTCTCCTGCGACAGTAGATCAAAGACCTCAGCAGGAACGTCCGGAGTCAATACCATTGCCTTGATGTACCAAAGCAGCTCTTCCGCTGACTTTTCCGCCGTTGCTAGAAAGGGCTTCTCCCAGTGAGACTCCCATTTTGACAGGGAAACCAGAGAGTGCTCAAGCTCCAAGGGGAACGCCTTGACGACAAACTCGTTCGTCGCCTCGTTGTAATCCTCGGACAAAATCACGTTAATCTTGAGCACTCTCTGGCCTCCTCATGTCAGGACTGGTACTACGGAGCCACCGGAGCGGCAGCGAAGAGGGCAATGACCTCCAGCGGCAGCGGAAGACGCGGAGCGACAGCAGCCACAACCGGGTCAGTCGATGCCTCGACACCGTAGAGAATCTCCTCCAGGTCCGCCAGAGCGGCCGGCGAGACCTTGGTGCTGTCGACAACGAGCGAAGCCGTGGGGCCGTACTCCTTGTCATCGACGACGCCGACCTCGACCGGAGTCGTGGTGAGCTCCCAGCTGAACGTCAGCGCCTCGGGCGAGTCGTTGACGGTCGTGTAGCCCTTCTCCGACGGAGCCGCAAGAGCACCGTAGACGAGGTGCAGCTTGTAGCCGAACCCCGTGCCCTCGAGATCGTTGCCGAGCTGCGTTCGGTACGAGATACCGAACTGCCGACGACGCTGCTGACCGATGTAGACGCCAGCCTCGGGCACCGCGGTGCCGTCGCACTCGGCAAACTCGTCGGGGTACGTGAAGGCCTCGACAGTGGCGCCGAACTCCTCCGCCGACGTGAGGTTCAGGTACTTGATGTTGTCCGCGTACTGCGGGTTGGACTCCGCACCAGACGGCGACTCGGTGACTGCGGTGAGGCCGTTCCAGGCGAAACCGGAGGCATAGACGCCCTCGGTGTTGGGCAGGTAGAGGACACCGTGGTCGACACCGGTCTCGAACCGGCGCTCACCGACCTGGTCCCACTTAATCTGACGCATGTTGTTACTTCCCTTCAGAAGTAGAGATTGTACACGTAGTGGTTGAGGTTGTTCATGACGTAATGTCTCTGGAAGACACACATCGGTAGAGCTGCGAGCGCATCAACGAAGTTCTCGTTGGGTGTTCTCGTGATAAGCGTCACTTGGTAACGCTTTGCGTGAAGATAGGGGACGTTGTCGGCAAACTCGGGAATGATGTCGTCGAGTTTGTATGTGATCGCTGGATAAGTCATTGATTGACTTCCAGGGGGCTGGAAGTAGACACTGTCATCTTCCAGCAGCACCTCAAGAAGGGCCTGAAGCTCAACCCGTCGGGCCATTGTAGACACCTCCTAGACGAAGAAGCAGGCGGGGGCGCTTGTCCGTGATCTCAGTCACTTCCCAACGCACCCCCGCCAGCTTCACGTACTTGATGGCAGACATGTGTTCACCGACAAAGTCATCGGCCATGATCTCAATCGAGTTACCAACAGTAAGATTGTCGTTGACACTCTCACCATTGACGAACCTTCGGGAATCCTTTACCACATCGCCGTAGTGCATGCGCTCTGTGATTAAATCGTCCCAAATGCCCGGTTCGATTTCGACCGTGCCCAACGCGTATCCTACCTCGCCATAGAACCTTGCCATGCTGCCTCCGTAGGTTACGGCGCGTACGTCCAGGTACGAGTCGTGTTGAACTCCAGGTAGTGGCCCTCGGCCGCGTGAGCCGTGAACTCCGTCGGGCCGGTGACAACGACGTCACCAGTGACGACCTCGTCGTTGACCGTGTAGAACACGCCCGCCTTGTTGGGGACGGTCACCGTGTCAGTGGCACCGTTGTAGCTCGGAGCCTGGGCCTCAGCCAGCAGACCGAGCAGACGACGGACGACGACGGCAGAGAACGGCTTCGTGAGCGCACCGGACAGGCGGGTCTCCTGCAGGTACTTGTGCTTGTTGAAGTCGATGTCGAAGTCCTCGAACGAGGTCAGCTCACCACCCCGAGTAGCACCGATCGTGTAGTCGGACAGGCTCACCATGATGGCGAACAGGTCCTGGTGGTCGTCCATGATCTCGACCGTCACGATGTTGCTGACACGAAGCTTGTCCCGGAGGACCTGCTCCGTCTCGTAGAGCGAGCGACCGAACTTGTCCTCGTCGAGCATGATCTCGGTCAGCAGCGCGTCGCTGATGAACAGCGTCGGCTTGCCGGAACCGCGGAACTTCGAGCGCGCACGCACGAGCCCCTTGACGGTGTCCTTGATGGACACGTTGGCGTCCATGTCGACCTTAATCGAGTACAGGTCGCTGTCGTGCAGGACCGAGCGAATACCGGTACCGTCGATCGAACCCATCGGGTCCTTGACCTTGTCCGGGCTGACCGCAGAGCGGCCGTCACCGACGAGGATGCATCGAGCGAGCTCCTCCTCGATCATCATCCGCATCTCGGCCTTGAGCCACAGCACGACGTTGAAGTCGGTGATGTCAACCAGGTCGTCCCGGTCCAGCGACTGCTTCTTATAGATGGTAGTCGGCTTGGTGGATCGGCGCAGAAGCGTCAGCACCTCGTCGACCTTCTGGTTACCCTTGACATAGCCGCGCGCGCGAGCCTCGTCAGCCGTGATGTCCGCGAGCACCGTCTTGATGTTAGCGAACGGCGCCTTGCGGGTACCGTTTAGAACACCAGCAACCCACTCCATCCGGCGGGAAACCCACTGAGGGGTCTCGCCATCAGGGTTCTTGGCCTCGGGGAAGAGGATCTCAAGGTTAGTGATGGAGTGAGCGAGCTCACTGTGGCTGAGCTCCTTCTCGGAAGCGAAGGAAGCGAAGGCCTCCTTGAAGGAGCCAGTCTCCTTCGCCTTGGAGAGCAGGTCCATGCAGTCGCTGTGCGACAGGGACTTGCTGGTCGCGCCAATGGCGCTCTGGTCGAAGACTCGGGACACGATGGTGGATCCTTCCTGGTGAGTGAGGTTGCCCTCGTTGGTGGTGATGCTGCTGTCGATACCGGACTGGGCGGCGGATCCGCCCTTAGAGCCCGCACCATCAGCGTCGTCGTTGTCCTCGAGGGCGGCGCCCACCACGAACTTGACGTAGTCCTGCTGCTTCGGCGTCATCGACTTGAAGATGGCGTCGAGGGACTCTCCCTCTGCGTGCTCGAGATCGCTATAGGCGAGACCGGGGGCGGTCTCGTCCTCCTCGTGAGTACGAGTCGACTCGTTGGTCTCACTACGAGTGCCCTTGACAACCCCATCGACGAGGTTCGTCGTCGTGGTGGTCGTCTTGGTCTGGTAGGTCTTCGTGCCGTGCTCGAGTGCGAGCCCGGTGTAGATGACCGCCACATCCTCTGCGTCATCGAACGAACCGTCACTGTGTGCGACACGAACGTAATCGATCTTGGCGCCGGGATTGGCACCCGAGAGGACGAGGCTCACCTCACGAATAAACCCGTGGAGCACCTGCTTGCTGCGCTCCACCAGCTGGTTCGCAAAGATGGACATCATGGTGATGTCCTCGTGCTTAACGAGCTCCTTCGCAGTCTCACCCTGCTTGGTGTCGTTGAAGTAGCCGTACCCGTAGACGCCGTCCTCACGGGCCTCCAGATCGACGTGCCCCAGGACGTTATCGATGCTGTTGTGTCCGTGCTGGTAAACCAGCGGGACACGGATCTTGTCCTGGTGCTTGAAGGCCTCGGGGGTGATGGTCCGACCATCGGAGCACCTGAGGCCAGCCTTGGTGACGTAGCCACTGAAATCAGCTTCGGTCATGGACTGTCTCCTTCCGTGTTCTTGTTGTTCTCGGGGGGTGCCTCAGGCTCCGACGGAGCAGGCATGTTGCTATTACGGAGTTCGTCCGCCTTGGGATCCGACGACGGCTTAAGGCTGATGACGGATCGCAACTCATTTGAACTCATGATCTCGTTTCGAGTGAACTTGTCCGCGATCTCGGCAATGTTCATCAGTGGAACGAGCTTAAATGGATCTCGGAAATAAACGATTGACTGCTTCTGTGAACGAGCAGTCTTAGTGAGGAACGCTCGGCGCATAGCCTCAACAATGGAACCAAGGATGGGCTCGACAGTTCGGTTGTAGTAGTTCAGCATGGCCGCTTCATCAGCGGTACCATCCATGACCGAAGCGGTGATTCCCAACTCGGAATATAGCTGCTCCTTGAGCTCCTTGACCTGTGCGAAGAGGTTGTTTTCAACCGGACGATTAAGCTGCGTAACCTTCTCGGTACCATCCGTGTAGGCGATACCGTACTTGCTTCCCGTCAGCTGCATCTCGATGTCCTTGCGCCGGAGTTCTGCTTGCTGGCGCCTGGTTTCAGTCTTGATTGTGTACGGAAGCTGAATAAGGAGGTCTAGCTTTCCAGAACTGTTCTTCTCATCAGTCATGTCGAGAAGGTTGATCTTACGAATCAGTCGCTGCAGTGTCGAGTTCGGCTCGTTCATCACCGCATGCAGCGGATTATAGATGATAGCGCAGAATCGCTTTTCAAGCACGACTTCCTCGTACCGACCACGCTCGTCGTTGTACAAACTGACTCGTACGTGACGCGGCATCCACTGAACAATCTCACCGACACGAATGTCTCGAATATCGTATCCGGAAGACACTGCGGGATCGAGCGATGTCTCAACAGGTACAATGCAAGCATGGCCCTTGTCGAACAAAGTCATAACGATGTCCTGGACAAAGGCTCGAGGACCCTGATCGAGGTTTGCCTCAACCTTAAGGCACTCGTTCAATCCACTCGGCTTGTCCGAGAGGTAGCGGTCATTGTCGTCCAGAACTACGTGTCGAATCTGCGTAGAAGCGACGTCGATCGCGATTCTGGTATAGATGGAGGCGATGATTGATCGCTCGTTTGACATGTTGAGCCGGCGCTGATCCGGACGTCCCGAATATGTGGCGCCGTAGCCTTCCCAGGAGTGCATAGGACGAGACTCAACTCGGCCGTCCAAGAAGGCGTTCCAGGCATGTGATAGCCTGTCACGTACTGCCATTACTCACCTCCTTTCAGACAGATGGGTGAAGGATGGACAGATCGTCCCACCCAAGAGCCGTGTCGGCGTCCAGGCGGAAAGTCAGGGTTCCGGGCGGAGAGTCTTCGCCTCGGGTCTCTCGGTACCACTTGGATCCGGGATCCATTGCTGGCGTCTGCAAGTGAGTTCTAGACCCAGACACAGTCGCTGAAAAATGGTGGAAGTGAGAACTCAAGAGAATTCTCGTGCCGCGTACAGCATTAAAGCCGAAGTCCTGGCCCTTCCACCAGCTAAGCGCCTTGGCCTGAGGCGTGCTACCTGAACTACGCTCAAAGAGGTGCCCGTGGGTCAACCCGATCGAAACACCGCCGGCCAGTACAGCCATACTGAGCTCGTCATCCATGATGTTCCACTCGATGTTTGTCTGACCGGCGCGATCGAAGGCCTCCCTAACCGCCTCGAAATATGCGCAATCGTCGTTGTCACCGTCGCTGGTGATTCGCTTTCCTTCCGGACTGCGATTCTCTCCGTGGTTACCTCCAACGGCGGCCACGATGGTCTTGTCGAAGAGGGGCGTGAGAATATCGAGCCCCGTCGTGATCAGCTCACGGTTGATCCGACCCTGTTCACGACGGTTACGATCAATGAGGAACTGCTGTCCTGGATAGAAGCCGCACGTTCCCTCGCCGAGATCTCCGGTGCCGGAAAAAAGCAGCTCGGGCATCATTCTTCCTCGACGACGCAGCGCCTTAATCTGATCTGAAGCCTGCTCGAAGGAGTCAAGCACTCTCTGGACCGTTTGAGGAGTACCGTCGGCGCCTTCACGCTTACCGATCTGCCAATCCGATGCAGCAAACACGAAAGCATCGCTGGCGCTCATAGAAGGACGAACAGTTCGCCTCTTCCTTGCGCGAATGCGCTTGACGAGCTCGTGAATGTGCTCCTGGACAACCTCGGGGGCCTCTCCAGCCTTGACGTTGAACTTGTAGTAGTAGAGCCATTCCTGATCATAACGCATCCAACGACGTGTTTGAATGTCGCCGACGATCTGCCACTCCTTCGGATCGAAACCCGAAGAAATAAGTAAGTCTCGCTCCGTTGCGCCCGGGGTTGGAAGCCTTGTGATGGCCGAACCGATGTTTCCGACCTGCTCAGCGAAAGGCTCCCAACCCTTGGGAATGCTCTCTGACGTAGAACTCACTCGAACGCCTCCTTGTTTGCCTTGTAGGCGACGTAGGCGTCCATGAGGGCCGCTACGTTGTCGATCTTTTCATCCTGACGCTTCTTCATGAGCTTGCGGTTCCCGTTGGTGTCTTCGAGAGTAATCGCATTACCCATAGCGAATTGCATCAGATTCTCATCGAAGAGCAAATACCGCTGACTACTCAGAATCTTGAGCTCACCAAGCGGAACAGACTCAGTTCTAGCTCCCTGGATGACCTTCTCAAGACCAAAGGGTCCGTTCTCCGCTTCCCAGCGAGTCACAAACTCCTTGGCGTTGTATGGGTCGAACCCAAAAGCTCGAACATCGTAATGTTCCTTCTCAATGTACTTCTCAAGGTCATCGTAGACTTGCATCATGTCGAGAACCGTGCCTTCAAGAACTTGAAGGCTCCGCTCGTCAATGAATTCCTGATACTTAAAGCGCATTGCTGCAGGCAGCTTGTGCAACGTCAAGGTTGTGATGTAGCTTCGCACCTTGATTCCGTACATGCCGTTAGGTAACGGGAAGAGGAATGTGAAGGCACAGAAGTCGTCACCCTGAGAGAGGTCTGCGCCCATAGCGCAACCCATGTTCCAATAGTTTCGCTTACGAAGCTGAGGAAGCGTCTCCTCATAGGTGAAGAAGTAGCTGTAGCCTTCCCTCGGAATGCCGAAGCGCTTGGCTAGGATGTCATTCCTCGTTGCCGGCTGCTTTTCGGCTCGCTCAACGTCGAGCTGGTAGACGTCATAGGTGACCGTCTTGCCCAGGTTTGGGTTAGCCTTTACCCAAGTTGAAGGATCATTGACCTCTTCGATGTCATCAAGCTTGTAGTGCCAGATAGAGATATGCGGAGCGATGTACTCGCCCTTAAGGATGTCTGCTAGCTCCATCTTGATCGTGTCGCCAGAACCGTTACGAACGGTTCCCTCCGAACTGATAGCAACAATCAGGTAGTCATCCAGTTTGGATGCTCCCTGCTCGATCGCGCCGATAACGTCCTCACGGAGATCACCGGAGAGCCACTCATCAACAGTAGAAACCTTTGTTCGAAGTCCCTGGAGCTTGTTAATGGTCATGGGCCGAATCTCGAGAAGAGACCCTGTCAGAAAGTTCTCGACGCCCTTCTTCGTTGCTGCCAATTTGACCCGCATAGCACGTGAGCCCGTGGTGTTCTGCATCGATCCCTCGGTGAGGAACTGAAACAGAGGACCACGGGCTCGCGTGATTGATGTGCGGATCGGCGACATGACTTCCTCGGCCTGCTTCATCGTCGGCGCACACGCGATCTGATGCGTGGTTGCCGTATCGACATTGAGGAAGTAGTTTTGAATGCAGGAAGCATACATCGACTTCGCTGCACCTCGAGCGACGATCAAGTACTGCTTGACTGTCAGTCGCTTCTTGATGACCTTTGTAACGAACTGCCCACCGCGCCCATCGGGATTGGGCTCATAGACACTGCGCTCTACGAAGTAGTACCACCCGAAGATTTGCTCCGCCCACAGCTTGAATGAGGGGAGCAGATTCAGATCACCTCCGTCAGTCAGAGTTAGCTCATTCTCGCAGTAGAGAATGAACCCTTCCACCGCCTTGTCGTCGTAGAAGTACCGAGGATCGTCGATGAGTGCATCGATTCGGTTCATCTCCATAGCGATCTCCCGGTTCACGGGGACATCGCCTCGGATTACAGCGTCACGGAACTGGCCGTAGTAGATAGGTACAGCTTTGTTGGACAGTCCCATGAGCTCCTCCTTACTTCTTCTTAGCTAGAACCCCGAGAAGGGCCTGCTCGCCGTACTCATCCATGAGTCCCTTGATGAACTCGGCGCCGCGCTTTCGACGAGGCTGAGCCTTCTCAAGCTTCGCGTACTGCTGCTCAAGATTCATCCGCTCAACAGCGGCCTTGAGTTCGGCATTGGTAAGAGCGTCGGTAGTGCTAGCCTTCGCCTTCTGCCGGGCCGCCTTTGTCTTGACGGCATCAGTGGTCGCTACATTGCGGCGACCACCCGCGGTCTTAGTGACGCCCTGTCCGGCCTTGTTCTTGACGCTGATGGCCTCGGCACCTCGAAGAGAGGCCTTGGTCTTGACCTTGACCTCCGACGGAGCCTCTCTGGAAGCACGACGCTCTGCTCGACTTCGACGAACACCCCACTTCATCCCCTTGGTACCGAAGTGTTCGAGGAAGTCCTCACCGCTGTCCATCGTCTGCTGAAGAGTGGTGTCCTCCTTCAGCTTCTCGGGCGTGATAGAGATGACATGGCCGAGGTTGTTCGTACTGACCTTGAAGTCGGGGTACTGCGTTGCGATCCCTAGTCCTCCCACTGTGCCTTCACCTCCGTTGCCTTCATCATGCCGACATTACTGTCGAACCGATAGATGACCGCCCGCTCGGTCTTGGGGTTGTACGTCAGATTGATCGAAGCCTGAGCGAGGTGCTCATTGAACACCTCAGAAACAACCTCGTCATACGTCTTTCTGAGCCGACGGTTTTCGGGAGCATCGAGATCCTTCCCCTTGAACGCCGGGTCATTGTTAATCGCCTTGAGCGGCTTGTCAAAGGACTTGGCGGCGTCCTGGAAAGCCTTGTTGGCCTTCTCAGTGCCCATGGCGTCCTTTCGCCAGTCCTTGTACTCTGCCTTGTCGATCTTCTTCTGCTGACGCTTGGAGGGCACGCCTTCAGCCTTGACCTTTTGACGCTTACCAACCAAACCCATCTCGTGGCTCTTCGTGGCAACAGATCGAATTCGATCCAGGTCCCGACGAACACCCCACTTCATGCCCTTGACGCCGAAGTGCTCGAGGAAGTCCTCGCCGGCGTCCATGGTGTCCTTCAGATTATCGTCCATGAAGTCACCTCCCTTCTGTTAGTTGTATGTGTTAGACACTGGTCTTATAGACAACGTCCGGCAGCGACTTTGCCCCGTAGTATGCGCGGTCCTGTGCAACCTTCGTCGTCTTAACCCTACGACGCTCAGTAGAGTTCACTCGTGCGATCTCCGAGCCGCCTCGAGTTGCCGAAACGCTAATGAGACCGGTCCCCAACGGAAGAAGAGGAACCTTAACGAACTGCTGGCCTGAACCAACGTTGGTACGAGTCTCCGTACGTCCACCGACGTTGAATATGACGGTGTTGTTTGCTTCCTTGAAGAAGCAGACCACACCGACCGTGTTCTGGTCGGTCATTCCATCAGCTCGCTTTGTCATGAAACTAGTCTGACCACCGGTGTACGTCATTGCCGCGGCGTTATCCGTAGGCTGAACTCGGTGCGTCAGATATAGAGCGTCCTTGTTGATCTTGGGAAAGGCGCCCATCTTCCACTTGATCGCATAGAAGAGCGACATGTCGAGGAAGATCCAACCATGATTAAGCGTCGGAGCAATGTACGCTCCCTCGGCATAGTCGTTCCATGTAGGAACCTGAACCAGGTCGGCCGGAATATGATCCGGATCGTTTGGCGCGCCAATGGCGGTTAGCCAAGACTCGTGTAGAGTCCCGAAGTGATCACACTCGTAGTAGTTGCCCTGGTTCGGGCGGAAGTCCTGCGCCGTGACTGGGCACATGAATTCGTTGCCGGGGAAACCGGCCTTGATCGCCTTGTGCATCTGACGGTTCTGGGAGGTCTCACCGCGGCACTGAGCCGGAGAGCGATCGCCCCACCGAGAAATACCATGCGTGATTCCCTGGAACAAGGGCTGCTGTCCAGCAGTGTTCCAAGTCCTCTGATAGCAAGGCAGGAAATATGTGTCATAGCCGCCGACCTTGATGGTGGCAATAACGTTCTTCCAGAAGTCGAGAGGCACGTTCCCAGTACCCGTCTTGTCCGGTGCGGACTCAGGGTAGTAGGGCGCGAGCATGAGACGGTTGTTTCGGAAGTAATGCACTCCGGGATACGTCTTCTGCAAGTAGAGAATGGCCTTTGCCAGATTTGCAGCGGTAAGCGTTGCGTTTGTGGTGCTATCCGGCATCGGAACCAAGTAGAAGCTTCCGGCGCCATCCTGCCTGTTGACCTCAGCGCACGCCTCGTACAGCTCGACAATCCTTCGCCAGAAAAGCGGTGCACCGCCCTTTGTAGCGGCCACTGACATGTTGTACTCAGCGTCGTTAACCGGGACGTCAAGCCAGTCAGGCGTGAAACCATCGATCCCGGCCGACATTGCCTGCCGGATCTCGGTGATCTTGTCCTGGACTCGGAAGTCGAGCATCTTCCCCGGAAGCGTCGGCGACTCAACCGTAGGTCGAATGTTGCGCATGTATCCAGGACGATCTCGAACCTCGCCGCCATAAGCAACATAGGAACCATAGGACGGCGGGTTCCATCGGTGCCACTGGTTAACCGTAGAGTTGGGCGTGTCGTCAGCAGCGATCCGCGTGTCGACGTCAGGTGCCGTAGGCGAATCCTGGTTGGCCGTAAGTGCAACAGGGAAGGTGAAGAAGTAGTGTGCGAAATACTTCTTTGACACCGCTCGCAGAATCTCCGGCTTCGGAACATCGAAAGGAAGATCCGCTCGAATTGTCCAGATAGAGTTCTCCGGCTCGATCGGAGGCTTGGGCTTGGGTGGGATAGGCGTAACCGGAGTTAGCGGTGTTCCCACAGCTCGATTAACCTGATCCAAACGAAGTGCATCAACCCCATAGTTTTGACCATTCAATCGAAACGACTGAATCGTCCTGTTGACCTTGTCGAGCCGCACCTGCCAATCCGACGGTGTTGCCATGATTACTCCTCCACTGGAACCCGAGTGATGACGACGTCCTTGATGCTATACGAGCCCCCAAGGACTGCGTTTGTTCCGATGTGGAAGTATCCACCATAGCTGGGCATAACTCCAGCAACACTTTCGATCCAGATACCGCTGGTCAGGTCCGTAAGACGCCATGCGTCATTGAACTGTCCCGTAGCTGCATCTCGAAGTCGCTGAAGTCGAATACGGTGATCCCCGGCGACTACCCAGTCAGGCTCATTGCCTGCTCCACTTCGAGGACCGATACCTGTGGTTACCGTAGCTAGTGACGTACCCACACGGTTAGACACGTTGGCCATGTCTCGGTGGTACATGTTCAGCTCGCCAGTCATTCGAACGTTCATGGCAAGGCTTCCAGGAACCGTTGTCACACCATCGTGATAGTTCTTGTCGTGCGACATGCCCCAGAAAACACCGATCCACTGCTGAGTGTTAGTGTTCGCCGAATCGAGCGTTGCCGTGAACTCGAGCGACTCGAAGTTCACCTCGTCAGAGAACGCACCCATGAGAACGTAGCGACCCGCCGCGGTAGAAGCCGGGAAGAAGAGCTTTCCGCTGGTCCCATTTTGGATGACCCGAGGCAAAGCTGCAGCGGGGGTCTCGAGGGAAGGGAGAATGCCGTGCTCAGCGTAGACGGTGTCCCATCGATCAGCGTCGATCGGAAGAAGTCGTCGACCCGTGTAGAAGGGATCGTCTGAAACGACGAGACCCAGCTTTCCACCAAGACCCTCTACGCGGGCCTTCTGCTCATCGGCGATGTGACGACGCTCGAACGTCCCAGCCTGAAGCGTGATTCCCGCAGCAATCGCCGCAGACAACCAAGCATCCGTGAAGGTGGGAGATGCCGGATCATAGAGCACGAGATCCGGCGGGCCTCCGTTGATACATGTGGTAATGGCTGGGAACCCGATGTTGTTTGCACTACCGCTCTGTAGCAGGCCAACGGCGATGCCTGCAGCCTTAGCCTTTCCGAGCCGCAACGTTGCCTGTGCAGGAGTTGAAGCGAACGCCTGGATCATGCACTGGTCCTTCATGCCCGTTGCCAGAACGATGTCTACGATCTTCTGAGCGGACTCGTCCTGCTTGATCTCGGGAACCGTGAAGAGACCCATCTCCTTGCACTTTTGCAAGTACTCCTCCATGGTGGGCGGAGCCTCAGTGCTGATCGTCCCCCGGTAGAGCGGGAAGTCCTTGAACCGGAGAGCCTTGAACTGCGCGAGGGTGCTTGTCGAGACAGTGATGTTTGCGTTGAAGAGATTCCCTGTCGCGTCATCGTGTGAGACGACTAGAACGCCGTCGGACGTCAAGCGGCCATCCCCACCATCAGGAATGATCAGTCCGCTATACCCGTTAGGCATTGCGGCACCATAGTCCAGCGTTGAAAGTGCACCATCCTTGGCGATGTTGGTACCCGCTCCTCGGTGCGCAATGATGACCGGCTCACCCTTGGCAATCGCGGTCTTGAGAGACGACCACGTTGTGAGGTATGTGCCCACAGAGCCCAGCGGAGTGAGAATGATGGCGAGCGTTCCCGGAGGAAGCGCGTCAGCCTCCTCCTCTGTGTTTACCCATGCAATAGTCGGAACACTCGGAGCAACGATTGCTTCGAACTCGTTCTTGAGGTCCGAAAGGCCTGAGTCGATCTCGTTGGATGTCTTGGTGGAAGACCAAACGGAAGCAGGAGTTACCTTGTTGTCGTCGATGGAGGATCCCGAAGCAGGACCGTCATAGGGAAGATCTCGCCACGCAGTAACTCCGTCACCAACCTTACGACGGCGAGTGTCCTTCTCATAACCCTCCTCGCCGTCGGCGAGAATTTCGTTTTCAGAAAGCCAAGCGGTTGCTGATCCGCGTCGAAGCGCGAACCTACGATACTCGACGACCATGCGACACCCCTATTGTGTTTGTAGTTAGTTGGTAACGAAGACTCCGTTTAAACGCACACTGACCGCTGTCTGATCAACGCCGTTTAGACGATAACCAACAATCACTCGATCAACTCCATTGACGCGAACCACAAGTCCGCTTTCAGACGGTTGCTCGACAACCTTTAGAGTTCCGAAAGCCTTTGACGAGAAAGCTTTTCTACTAAAGCTACCCATTACTGCACCTGAAGGGTTACAAACCAAAAGGCGGGGTCAGCCGTGCCGTTTCCGTTTATCGTAACGACACGCAGGAGCACGTCGGCTCGAGCAGCTGCGACCAACGGAACCCAAGGGCCTCGAACGTTCTGGTTTGCGGTTGTTCCTAGCGCTCCCGAACTCGGACCTGCTACCCCGTCGAGATATGCCCACGTAGTTCCGTTGTCTAGGCTGTACTGAACTCGAATTTCGGTGCTTACCGAAGCCGCGATAGACTGACCGACGACAACACGACAAGACGTTACGTACGACATGTCGTAGTAGGTGCGAGTTCTACCAATGTTCGTCGAAAGCTCGGCGAGGGCTGCAGGAAGGTTCGTGATGACAATGGCCGTTGCGCCCTCACGAAAAAGCGTGACCTCTGAAGCTGGAGCGTTGTGATCAGCAGCCCAGTCAAGACCGTCAACAACGCCTGTTTCATCGGTCTTGTCTAGACCGACGACGTCCTTATGTGTGACTGACATGCTTCCCTCCTAGCTTCTATAGGTAGCGGTGACGTTGGAAATGGAATTCTTTAGTCCGAAAGTTCCGTTTCGACCAAAGTGCACATAACCACCGCGAAGAGGTGCGCTACCTACCGGACACTGAATCCACTGACCCGTGTCAAGCCGAGTGACTCGCACCTGGTTAAGGAGCACGCCCGCGGAATCAACAAGATTCTCGATTCGTATCCGAACCGTTTGTCCGGTGACTACTGGAGCGTTGTTCGTGTCCCGTCGAGCACCCATAGTCTCGGGCGATGCCGTGGGGCTTGTACTTGCAACACGAGTTGAGACCGTGGAACTAGTTCGGTTGTACATGTCCATGTAGCCGGACTGCCGGAAGTGAAACGAAATCGCTCCAGACGGGTTTTGAACACCGTCATGCAAGGATGCGTCATCCGGAACACCGAAGAAAACAGCAAACCACCGTTGGCCTGAGTCGCCCTGACCCTCAGTATCAAGAGCGTCGAACGTCAGATCGTACTCAAGCGTCCGCCAGTGATCCTCGATCGTTGTAGCGGAAAGCTCGCCCCACAGAGAGAACTGGATGTCTGCATCATGGAACTGTAGCCTCTGAAGCACTGTGTTGACTGTCAGAGGCGCCGACGTATCCGACTCAATAAGGCCGTGCTGCACGTGTGACGAGAAATTGCTAGCAGTTTTCCTAAGAGTCTTCCCGGCCGTGTAGAACGGATCATCAGACACGAAGAAGGAGACCTTGCCTCCCAGACCTTCTACTCGAGCTCGCTGAGCATCTCGAATAACGTGCCGTTCAATTGTTCCCACCTGAAGCTTGATGCCGGCAGCAATCGCTGCCGAGATCCAAGCATTACCCGGATCGGCTGCCGGATCGTAGAGCACAACGTCCGGCGCTCCGCCGTTGACGCACGTCTTGATTGCCGGGAATCCGATGTTGTTGGTGCCCGTGTTCTGCAGCAACCCAACAGAAATTCCGGCGGCACGACTAGGACCGAGACGAAGGTTGGCCTGCGCAGCTGTGGACGCGAATGCCTGAACCTGAGTCTGCGTCTGCATGCCCAGCTCCACCACGATGTCTCGAATAAGCGTGGCCCCGGCATCCGTCTTGATCTCCGGAACAGCGAAAATTCCTGCAGCCTTACACGCCGTCAAGTACTGAAGCATGGTCGGCATCTTCTCTGTCGAGATCGTTCCTCGATAGAGTGGGAAGTCCCGGAAATTAAGATTCGTCAAGGCGGCTGCCGTTGATGCAGTGACTGAGAGGTTCTGATCGAATAGTGTTCCCGTAAGGTCGTCATGCGACACGACAAGAATGCCGTTCGAACTCACTCGGCCATCTCCACCATCAACAATCATGTTGTTGAGAGCAAGCCCGGTTGACTTGACCCACTCAACAGAGGAGATTGCTCCGTCCTTGGCGAGTGAAGTACCACCACCTCGGTGTGCGATATAGATTGGCTCGGTTGCGGCCTTCGCTGTGACATCAGCCCACGTCTGGAGGTACTTACCAACAGATCCAAGAATAATGGCGAGTGTTCCCGGAGGAAGAGCATCAGCCTCTTGAACTGAATTTACCCAAGCGACAGTTGGTGCCGTACCCGTCGACGAACGCAAGCTCTTGACGTCCGCCCCGATAGCCTGAACCAGAGCTATGAGGCGAGATTCCAGACTCACGCCTTCGCAGTGGCGTAGACAGCGACGAGATCGGTCTCAGGATTGCCGATCTCCGTCTTGCTGTAGACGTTGAGGTTGGTCTGACCGTTCACCTGCTGTGCTGTGGTCAGTGCCTGGTTGCTGACGTCGATCCGAAGCCGATTCCCAAGGGCCGCAGTCGTTGCCCCAGCAAAGTCGGCGTTGTCCCCAATTGACTGAGCAAGCTCGTCGAGAGTGTCGAGAGCCGCCGGGACGTTGACGCCTAGAATCTCCGTCTTAAGGGCCAGGCGCTCCTGCCTAACACCCGCTGCCGTTACCGCTCGAGTAGCGTCAGTACCTGTGGCGACCTCGGCGAGTGTTGCAAGCTCGACGATACCCTGCTGAGTCTCGGTCGCTGTACCCGGAGTGTTACCGACGGGCTTGGCGTTGACCTCGTTAATGGCCGAGACGATGTCGGTCTTGGTGGTCGTAGTCAGACCGGTCAGAGAACCACTGGCAGAGCCCGTGGTCCAGACGCGGAGCTGCTTGATGTCAGTACCGATCGCTGTGACGAGATCGGCAATGCGGGTCTGAAGTGACATGGGCTATACCTTTGCGTTTTGATAGATCAAGGACAGGGATGGTCCGTCATCATAGACGGGGTGAGGCAGTTCCGACTCGATGTGGTCTACTAGCGCTGCAGGAATGTCTTCCTGTGAGCCAGACCGTTGGGGCATGTATGTTTTCAACTGGGACCAACGACTGTAACCATCTCCGATTTTGAACACTCCGGCATCAAGATCGAAACCGGGCTCTCGTTCAAGAAGTACCGGGTCGGTGCCGGGCATAACTCGACGAAACTTGAAGCGGTAGTTCGTCTCCACGGTCCGCCTCCTTAGCTTTGTCCACCGTCGAGGACGATCTCTGTCGGAGCTGCGATCGGACCCGACTCTTCAGTGACAAGCACTCGCCATTCGAGCTGTTGAATCTGCTCCTGGAAAGCTGTCAGCAGAAACGAGGTTCCCGGGGGATCGAAGACGAGACGAACCTTGAGGTAGACGAGCTGCTTGACGTTGTTGCGCCTTGGGTCGACACCGATGAACTCTTCCCACGTGGCAGCAGCATCCTCGATCATGAATCCCTGTTGTGGACCCACTCCGATCTGGTTCAGCGTTGCCAGCGCGCTGTTGATGTGCATCACCAGCTCAGGATCGAAGGCCGTATAGTCCTCGGGCAAGCCGAGAGCCTTCTTTGTAGTGGTAAGGATGCTGCTGCTCACGTAGACACCTCCTTCAGGTGGTTAGAACTTGTTCAGGTTGGCGAGACGGAACTGCAGGAATGCCGAGTCGGTGTGCGAACCCCACACTCCGTCTCGAGTGACAGTGAGGAGTGTCTGAACACCCTCGATCCAAGCGTGGAGCTTGGCCTGAGAGTCGGGACCCCAGACACCGTCGACCTTGGTGCCGACAAGCTCCTGCAGGGCGCGAACGTCGTGGATCTCCTTGGTGGGCGGGAAGCCCGCACGAGCGAGAGCTCCAGTTCGAGCCCGGCGAGCTCGCAGATCAGTGGTGTCTCCCCACAGACCATCCGCAGTGATGCGGAGGTGAGCCTGGAATCGCTTGGTCCGCTCTCGGTCAACCCGGTTGTGCGAGATGGTTGCGGCGATCGAGGTCGGACGAGGCGAGGCAGGAGCCGGCGGACTGACATGCGAGGCCGTGGCGATGTTCAGACCATCACGGAGACGAGCGTAGTTGGCGAACGGGTCACCAGGACACCCGGTGGACTTGAAGAAACGGTGCGGCTTGACTGCACGGCCGGCGCCCTTGGTTCGAGCATCCTCAATGAGCCAGTCGCAAGCGTCGTAGGCCAACTGGCTGGGCTGCTGACCCTCTCCACCGATCCAGACGAAGGCGTAGAAGTTCTGGTTGCCGTAGTTCGTTCCGTTGGCAGCAGTACGGATACCATGACCGCGACCAGCGAACACAAACCCGTGGTTACAGAAGCCGGCCGTGTAGGCGATGTCGGACCAGCCATGCGTGTCCATGTGGTAGTTCTGCCACGCCTTCCAAGTGTTGATACACACCTGGTGCGAAGAGCCGAACTTGGCAGCGGGCTGCGGCGGACCACCGTAGTGGGGTGCACAGCCTCCGTTGCCGGGCGTAATCTTTCGACTGATGGAGCGAGGACTACGAAGTCCTGCGTCGGCTCGGGTTACGAAGCCCTTGATCTGCGCGGTCATGCGTCATCCTCCTTGTCAGTGGTTGGATCGGGGGCCGTGGCCTCCTCCAGCTCGAGCAGCTCGTCGACCTCCTCGTTGGTTGCGAGGTGCTGAACGTCAGCATCGAGAGGCTCAGCGGACTCATCCTCAGGAATGTCGTCGAGATCGGGCGTGGTGAGGAGTCGCTCCTCGGTGGCGCGGTATGCTCCGTACATCGTTCCTCCTTGGATCACCAGAGCCGGGTATCTCCCGGTCGGCGTTCGACAACAAGCCCCGGAAGGAGGCTGGCGTCGCCGTAGTGAATAGCATTGTGGGTTTTGTGCGTTGTGGTGATGAGGAACTCGGGATCGAGGATCGACTCGTCACCTTGCATGATGTCTTGAGCAGAAATCGGATTCATGTGGTGAATCAAGATCTCAGTGTGGATCTCATAGCCGTCAACGCCAAGGTCAAGACCTAGATCTCTTGCAATGACGTACTGTCGGACCTGCTTCCACTGCCTTGACCGATAGAACCGCTGATTGATGTGTCGATCGAATCCGAATGTGGATCTACCGACGTCGCCGCTTAGTTTCAAGTACTCAAACCGGTCCTCAAAGGTCTCCCGGCGTCGTAGCTCTCTGTAAACTCGAATCACTGGTACTCCTCAGTGACTGGCTCCGCCTCTGGTTCGTCCTGACCTGAATAACGGCGCATAGCCTTCAGTGCGGCGTCGTACTTCTGCTCGATGCGCTCGACAGCGGCCATACCAGCGATCTTGGCTTGGGTTAGCTCGTTCTCGTGGCGCAATCTCTGCTGCTCAAGCTGCTCTCGACTCGAGCCCATCTTGAGGAAGTGAGAAATCACCTGTGCGGAGGCCGTTCCATCGCGAATCTGCTTCTCTGCTAGCTCCCAGGCTAGTTCAGTGAGCTGATTCTCTCTACGCTGAGGAGTAGTGGCCGCAGGCCGAAGTGTTGCGACATCGTTCTGATCGTTTACTCGCCTGGCTGGCACAGTTCTAACTCCTTTCCAGGGACTTCCCCCTACCTTCCCGGCCCGATGATCATGAAACTTTTGCTCAAATATGACCCCCGGGGAAATATGGATCGGGGCGGCGATGCAGAGGGGGGTCCGGTTTCGCGGGGACCCCCCTCCCCCCTCTTTGAACTTCGAGACTCTGAAAGTTTCCGCGCAAAAATTAAGAGTCCATGTTTAGTTGTTATGACAGACCAACCGAACCCCAGGGAAGTTGGGTTCGGTTGGTCTGTGTTTGTAACCTACGACTGCAGCGGATTACCTAGAACTCACACTGCAGCAAGTCTCACACGAGGCACGTAGTCCGGTGTCACCCTGATGAACATGCCAGTGACGTTGAACTCCATAATCTCGTTGACAGCCTGCTCGTAGGCCAAGGATTGATCACCATCAGACAGATCGTCCGAGGTGACGGCAATCCGTGCTAACAATCCACAAGTGTTGTAACCACTTCGTGTATCGAAAGCAAACCACTCATCGAACTGAGTGAATGGATTGTAAGGATTGTCGATAGTGCTGAGCATGTGTTCTTGCATGACGTTCCTTCCTTTCCTATCAGTCAGCGAGACTGGTCTTCAGAGTAGTGAGTGACACACCAAGAGCCTCAGCAATCTCAGCCTGATCATACCCAGACTTAGACATACTGCGTGCCCTAGTAGCCATAGAACTAGACATCACAGGTGCCTCACGTGGCATGGCATACTGCTTGACCTGGTCTAGGTCTGCCTTCTGTAGGATGGCCTCTAGCTTGGCATTGGTAATAGCACCAGCCTGAATGGCCTTCCATTCGTTCTCTGTGATGTCGATGAGCTGACGCTGTGCACCGGTACGAAGACGGGCCTCAGTGAGGGCCATGGTCTCGACCTTCTTCACTGTAGCCCTATCCATGTCTGGATTAGACTGCCGCTTCAGCTGCACCTGGGTGCTTGCCAGGACCTGGGCCTGTCGTTCGAGGGGGCGGTTCCGGATAGCCGTATTCAGCTTGGCATTCAGAGCCTCGACCTCAGCAGCATACGTCTTCTTAGCAGAGGGGGAGTAAGGAACACGCGGCACCCCCAGGGTCTCCTTACGTGCCTCGTTAGCCAGGGCCTTGAGTCGGTTGCTGTGGGTAGCGTAAGCAGTCTCCTGCACAGTACCCGAAGATAAGGTGCGTGCGTCATCCGTTAGGGCCAGCTTCTCGATGGACTCCTTACGCATGACCGTGCGTCCCTGCTTATCCTGATATGACTCACCGGTGTTGACGTACACCTTCTTGCCTGTCATTGAGTCAACAGGACCGCCATCTTGGGCAGGACGAAGCCGACGCTTATCAATCCTCGTCTCAGAACCAGCCCTAGATATAAGGGTTGATGCACCACCTGTGGTACGACCGTCATCACGGGGCTGATATTTTGCGGTCAGGGCAGATATACCGTTTGCCTTGGCCGATTCCTTCCAGTTCAGCGAGTGCTTCTCAGCATCGATGACCACCATGGAGTGACGAACAGCTCGTGCCATTTCCTCCATGCTAGCACCACGGATCGTCATATCCGTGATAAGGTTGGATACCATGCCCATCTGCATGCCCTTGGTCCTACCAGAGGGACCCTTGCCTTCAGGATATACCTCACGTCCCTTGGCTGCGTCCCACTTTCCGCCACCCATCGTCTTCATTCCATCGTACGCAGGATATGCGCGCTGAGGATCGAAGCCCTTGAGTCCCTGGAGTGCGGGTGCTGTACGAATCTTGCCATTGTTGTTTGGAATAACAATGACCGTATCGCCATCGAAGTCGGCACCAGACATCTTCTGAGCCGTCTTGTGGTTAATCAAGACCGCGTCCTTGGCATCCTTGCCAATCGTGTTGAGGCCTTCACGATTACGGTTATTTACCGTTAGCTCGGGAACCTCGAACACACCCGCGTGAGGATATCGGATCAGAACGACACGCTCACCGTTCTTGAAACCAGGAGCGTAGATCTCGTTGTCCTTGACCGAGGCTCCGGGAAGAATAACGCGAGTCGACTGACGTGGCAGAGCTGCAGCCTTGAGGTGCACAGCTGCAGAGTCAGCGCCATCAGCGAAGGAATCGAGAAGCTTTGTACGAACAGTCGGGTTCGTTAGAGCTCGAATTTCATCAAGCTCTCGCTTCTTTCGCTCATACGTGATATCCAGCTGTTCCCTGATCAGCTGGGGGCTCTGCTTAGAAAGCATCTGGGTAGACAGGTTCTTAGACCACATCTCCCAAGCGCCTTCCTCACCTGAGCCTTCCTTGATGCCGACGATGTTCATCACGGAGTTTGGCTTACCGTCCGGGCCGAGACGCTGTCTAACCATGGCACCGAACGGATTGTCTTCTTCCGCCTTCATAGGCTTCATGGCTGCAAGCTTGTCGCCCTTGTTGCTCTTGTTGGTGTTGAACATCAGGTCCACACCGTCAGGAAGGTCGTCCTTGTAGACGGCCATACCCTTCAGGAAGTGAGTACCATCAACCGCAATGCGTACCTGAGCATAGCGGTTAGCGCCGATTGAAATATCATCAACGCCTGGGCGAACGTAGATGACACCGTCAGCCTTGTCTCCGCCGTCCTCGCCGTACTTGACTGCAACCCGCTTTGAGTCGATACTCATAGGAGGCTGCATAAGCTTCATGGTGCGACCACCGTCATCAGAGAACTCGTTGATCTGTGAGATCTTGTCCTTCTGAGTCACAATATCGCGATAGGTCGTACCAGGAGGGGCTAGCACCTTGACCGTGGTCTTGTTCCCAGGGCCCATGCCAACCTGATCTACCTGAACGTTTTGGACAGTGTAGTCCTTCTGCTTAAGAATCTCAACCGCAGTAGCGAGACGAGACTCTGAAAGACCGAGCTGCTGGGCTACACCAGTACCAATATCGACAAACTGCTTGTCTGCCACTTGGCGCTCGAGCATGGAAGCAACAGACTGGAGCTGGTCAGCCTTGTCCTGGGCTCCTGCCTGCAGGAGGGACCTAACTGAGGACTCGTTCGCAATACCGAGTCGCTCTGCGATGGCGCCATTAGACATACCCTTGTCGTGCATCCGCTGAACCTGAGCGATACGGGAAGCACGCTCTTCGTTGGTTGCAATTGACTTTGCTGCACGAAGAGAAGTGGTCGTAACTGGGTGCTCGTCAGTGGACAGGTACTTGGCGATCTCAGGCTCCGTGAGACCTTCCTTCTTGAGCTTGTCGATCAGCCCCAAGAAGCCTGCGTTGCTAGCCTCCTCAGGACCACCAGATCCCCAAGGATATCGTCCTGACTTCCGAAGAATGCCGTAGTGCGCGAGCTGGTCCTCAGTAAGGATCACTCCAACTCCTCCCGCTGCTTCTCGATGATCTTGTCCTTGTGTACTACCTGCTGCATGATCAGATGAATATCCATGGGGTTAGCGGCCCATGACTTACACTCATCGCTCTGGTAGATCCGGAGATCGATCTCATCGAGATCAAACGGACTCACCTCGTATTCGAGGCAGAAATATGCGGCGTAGATCTCGAGTTGACGCGGCTTGGTAACTGCGATGACCCCAGTCTTGAGATCAAAGATCCGAAGGATGTTCTGCCTAAAACCCAGAGCATCTGCAGTACCGAACGCGTTACGTGAATATGCTACTGGCTGCTCGGGATTCATCTTGAATCCGATACAGTCGTTGACGTAAAGATTCAGGGTGGTACCGTTCTCAGCCTGACGCACGCCAAGACGAATCGTCTCAGCAGCCCAGGCATGCAGGTCGGTTCCCCGTTGGGCCGCCATCTTAGCAATATAGACTCGCTCGAGCTTTTCGTCATCGTAGTTCAGCCAAGCGCCACTACTAGCGCTCATGAAGGCGTGTCTACCTGCGAGCTCGGAATGCCTGTTCAAGCGCACGGAGAACCTCCTCTTCATTCTCGGGGTAGATTGTAGCCGAGAAGGACATACCGTCGAACTTCTCCAGATACCATTCCTGGTTTGGTCGATACGGAGCCCTTGCGTTGATCTTGACCTCAAGGATACCCCAGTGCCTGCGCCATAGCACAGTCAGATCTGGAATACCCTGTCGCCAGTTGGCATCGTTCTTTAGTACAACCGAGCCTGGCAAAATAACGGTCTCGATCCTCTTCTTCAAATCCAGTTGGTAATCACTTTCGAGTGACACGGCCCCTCCAAAGGCTGAAAATGAGAAGGCTTGATCTTCCCCCTTCTATTATAGGCCATGTATTGAGCACGTACTCTTACCACTTTAGTCTTTTGGACCGTATACGAATTCCTTCCATGTAGGGAACACATACCCTCCTGATGTGCAGGCCCTGAGTACGTCCACGTACAGAACCCCGAACTCCTGGCAGGGCTCTACTAGGTTGCGATAGCAGATTCCCGTCTCAATGTCCACCACTCGAGTGGTAGCGAAACGGTAGTGCTCTGAGTAGTACTGCTTCTGGTACTTGAGTGCGAACCATCGAGGACGCCAGGCTAGGTTGCATGCACGGTTGTCCATGAGGTCGTTGTTCAGATGGATTGGGGTGTTGAATATAGCTGGATCGTAATCGTTCCAGACGAAGGCAGTAGCGACCAGTAGTGCGACCGACCTGGTGAACGCCTGGTCTTCCTTGAAGAGGGTGACCTTAGCAGCACCCTGTGCTGTGCGAGATATGTTGCGAAACCGCTCGTAGCGGTCGCTTCGTATCAGTCCCTCATCACTCACACTGTAGTCGGCGAACTCCTCGATTTTGCTCCAGTTCATGAGACTCCGATCTTGCCAAGATTTATGACGGAAAAAACTCTCTAGAGGCTCTACAAAATACCATGTTTCCATTAATGGTATTTTATAGACCATTCTGGGAAAGGTTTTAGGCCTCGTTTTTGGCAGACTTGACAGGTAGAGAGGCAATTCGAGGCACTTTTCGGGCAAAAGCACCCTCGTTGAAGCTCTTCTTACCAGTCAAGGCTCGCCAAACGGCCTTGTCGATCCACGCATCACTCCTCAGGGTGTAGTAGTGCAGGTCCGTAAACGGCGTGTTGAGTCGGTCAATTCGCCCGTGTGCCTGGTGGGTGATCTTGTACGAGTAGTTCAGTGAGTAGAAAAGAGTCGCATCAGTCGTCGTACAATTCCATCCCTCTGCACCCGCGGTGTACTGCACGAGGTACACCCATCGACCTGAGGTAGGAAGTGCTTGGTGTTTGTGACCGTTCCATTCTGCCACTTCCAGTGTTGAATCGTCACTGAGTCCACGGAGAATCTCCAGTTCGTAGTCGAAGTTGTAGAACACAATAAGCCTCGGCCGCTCCCGCAACACAGCCCGAACCTCCGCAAGACGGCTCGGATCGGAGTAGGCAATCCTGCGGGACACCGAGTACAGCTCTGCTCTGTCATTCAGGGGGCGGTCCTCATAGATATGCCAGAGGTCGTTCACCACCCGCTTCATCAGATCCGCATCATACTCCACTCGGACTCGGTGAGCCATCCGCGTCGTATGGCGAGCAACAGGCATTTCAACGAGAAGTGCATTGCGTTGTCGGACCAGTTTGCCAGTACCCACGTAACGGTCGACTTTGGGGAACTTGGAGTAAGGAGAGTAGATGACGTGCTCTCGCTTGAACTGAGTTCGGTTCGCATAGAAGCCGTTTGCAACGAATACCGGGATGTACTCAAGCCAAGTGTCCCCGGGAGTGGCAGTAAGGAGAATCCAGTGGTTGCGCTTTGCAATCTTGAGGAAGGCTTTTGTCCAGGCACCTGATCCAACCAATCTCTGCTCGTCGAATATGAAGAATGCTCCGTGCACGTTGCGGTACTTGTCTACATTGTTCCAACTGTCGACCGTCAGGATACCCTGTGCAGTGGTCTCAGTTGACTTGTAAACGCCGTTGACTACGAAGTCGTGCTCCCAGTCTAGGCTGTCTCTTTTCTTGGCTGTGGTGATGACGTAGACGTCTCTAGGCGCCTCCTGTTGTAGGTAATAAGCGACCGCGGTACGGGTCTTCCCAGACCCAACATCTCCAAAAAGGATCTTTCCGTTGTCCAGCTCGGATACGGCTTTCCGCTGCTGCTCATTGAGGTACCTCGGGTCCGAAGCATCCACTTTCTCACCTCCTTAAGGTAGGGTGTAGTAAGCATCAGGGTCGAGTTTGTGAATTGGCGGACGATATGTTCTACTGAGTCGGCGAAGCCTACCAACACCCAAAGGGCGCTTCAACTCCTTACGACCTCGAGCCCGTCTCTTCTCTCGCCAGAGTTTCTCAAGCTCGAAGGCCTGCATCTCATACTCGTCCATTAGGACCCCTTCATCTTCTCCTTGAGAATAAGGCCGCACGGCCTACACCACGGGCAACCAGCCTCTGTGCAGTGCCAGTAGTAGATCTTCTGTCCACAAGCCCGGCACACGCTGACGGCTGGAGTGTCAGTGTCCTTGGCCTGCTGAGTCTTCCAGGCCTTGCTGTCCTCAATGCCCTTGTCGATGTTCATAATGCTCCATTTCCTGGTATTGGGTGGCAAAAACTGATAGGGCTTGTATCAGACCGCGGTGGGCGAAAGTGTATGTGAGGCAGTGTAGCCACATATCTTTCACCCACCGCGGAGCTCTGACGCTACTGCTAGTAGTTCAGCGTGCCGTCACCGATCCCGTTGCGCAGCTGGATCTTGTCGGTGTCGGACAGCTTGGTGTAGTCCGCGCGGAACTCCGCTCCGCCCATGCCGAAGAAGTCACGAATGGCGGCCAGACCGGCGGCGTTCTGGTTGAGCGCGGGGACAGTGGTGGTGACGGTGGTCTCGGACATGATAGGACTCCTTCAGAGGTTGTTGGTGCATGATGGGTATTGCGTGACCCGCAGCAAATCCGGGTCATGACCCTTGCGGTCCCTAATCACCCCTCTCAGTCTATCGAGAGTTCTGGTGCCGAAGGCAGGTGGTGGGACTGGGTTTTAGCTACGGTTGATAGTCCCTTAATCCACGCTCGCCTTAGCGATACGCTTCTCCTCAAGGTCATCCGTAACACAGCTTCGCTTTCACGATAACGTGGGCCTACCGGGATTCGAACCCGGACCTCAGCGCACCTTTCGGGTCCGCCCGCTCTGCCGATTGAGACTTATAGGCCCTACTACACGCCGGTCATCAATTGACCTCGTACTAGCATCCACGTGTAGGTCCCTGTTTAGCCAGGCTCGGGACTCTCCTACGGATATGGGTCGTCATACCCGCGACGAGTTGTTTGTCCCCTTCCGACCACGGGGATCTCGTCGGTGCTTGGGGGCTAGCCGATCGCGATCGCGACCGGCGCCGTGCCGTCGTAGCAGTTGTTGCCGTTCACGTGCGTGCTGTTCGGTGCGGAGCAGCCGGCCAGGTCGACGGACTTGACCTCGGTCAGGCTGGCCTTGCGGGTGCCGCGCTCGACGATGACGTCGCCCTGCTGGATCTGGTTGGGCTGGATGTCGACGACGCGGACACCCTGGATGGTGTAGGACTCGTCGACGACCGGACGGGCGGGGACGTTCAGCGGGGAGATCTTGGTGGCGGTCTCGAGCATGGTCGCGATGGACATGATGTCTCCTTCAGAGACTAGATGGGTTGGGTTGAGATATGAAGTTGTTGAGCTTGGTACTACGACTTGACGCTGTTGCGGTAGTGGATCTCGCGTGTCTGGTCCAGGATCGACTTGATCCCGCAGAACTTGCAGTGGCGCAGTTCGGTCATGTCCTTGAAGTGGCCTTCCGCAACCGCCACGAAGTTCTTGCTGTGGTTGAGCAGGATGACTCCGATCCAGATCAACACCAGGAGGATGAGGACGAGCAGGATCTCGATCATCACTTCTCCAGGTACAGCTTGAACATCTCGTTGACCATCTCCGTGGCCTCCTTGGCGACCTCGGGGGTCTTGAGGCCGGCGTTGACCAGAGCGCCCATCATGACGTGGAACTCCGTCTCGGTGGCCTCGAGCGGGATGAGTCCCTGCTTGGCTACGCCGATGAGGTACTCGTCGACCGCCGTGGTCTTGGCTGCCTCGACGGCGAGCGGCATGGTGACCTCGTAGCACTTCTTGAAGCCGCGCAAGTTGCCGACCAAGTAGACGCCGGCGACACCTGCGACGACGTAGACCTTCTTGTGGTTGCGGACGTGCTCGATGGTCTCGTTGACCTTGTTCTTGGCAGTGGTGAGCATGACGGTCTCCTGGTGCTAGAAGGGGGTGGGGATCTGCTGGATCAGATGCTGTCGAGCTTGACGTACCAGGCGTAGCTCTTGTTGAAGGTCCGCTTCTTCTTGGTGCCGTCCTCGTAGGTGGCGACGAACGAGATGATGTCGTAGTTCTGGCTGTGCGTCTCGATCTCGCTGACGGTGCACCACCGGTTGTTCTCGAGAGCACGAGCGAGGTCGTACCGTTCGACCTTCGTGTCCCTCTCGACGTCCACACGGCCGAAGTCGTCCTCGATCATGACGACCATCCCCTCCTTCAGCATGGACCCGTTGGACAGGAGGTCCTCCGTCTTCGGGTCCATCTGGAAGAACTTGCTGACGAAGCGGTTTCCGTTGATCTCGATCATGGTATGTCCCTTCAGGACAGAGAGATGGGTTAGAGCGGGTCGGTGATGGGGATCTGCTGGATCTCGACGAACTCCCGAGCGATGCGGAACTGGTCGATATTGCGGACGCGGTAGTAGTCGTTGAACGTCGACACCGGCATGCAGCCGTATGCGGCGGTCAGCTCACCTTCGTCGTTGGGCAGGGAGGGCACGAAGATGCCGTACTCGCCGGCGAGGTTGTCGTACATGTCGACGTACATGTTCGTGAGCTCGTCGAGCGTGACCATCGCCGTGTGTCCGAGGATCGCGTCGAAGTTCTCGGGCAGGAGCACGATGCCGGCGAAGGTCTCGACGGGGTCTACAGGCGGGGGTGCCAGGTCGGTCTTGAGCGCCGAGTGGATGAATCCGACAGCGTGTGCCAGGATTCCGACACCTGCAGCGATGGTCAGTCGAGCGACTGTGGACTTGCTGAGCATGAGAACTCCTTCGGAGGCTGAGACTTAGACACCAGGGTTAGTGGTGTCTAGAGGTCTTGGGAACTACTTGCGGAGGTCGGTGGTGGTACCGGTCGTGGTGACTGCGAAGCGGGCGACGTGCGTCGTGTTGTGGAGGTCGGTGGCGACTCCAGCAGCGTTGACGGCGAAGCGGGTGCGGGGCAGGACGGTGACGATGGTGGTCATGGCGTACTCCTCAAAGTGGGGGTTCTCATTAGAGGCCATGAAAATTTCGCGAGGACGCTGAGACTGAGAGACCTTGTGGGGTCTCTGAGTCTGGGGAACTGAGTGCTAGTTGGTGATCCGGCGAGACGTGGCGGGGAGCGCAGCGTAGAACTTACGGGCATCTTCGCGGCTGGCCATCTCGTTCTTCACGGTGTTGTAGGCCGTGAGGGCGAGTGAGGTGGCGACGAAGACGACAGCAGTCTGGCTGGCGGTCTTGATGGTCTTGTTCATGGGATTCTCCAAATGGGGTGGGGTTCTCATTATAGCCCTTGTAATTCTCGCGAGAACCCCACCTCACCGACTACCCCTGATGGTCCTCCCAGTTCGGGTGCTTCTTAAGCTCCCTCTGCTGTCGGAGCTGCGCACCCATCTCCATACGCAGCTCGGCCTCGCCCTGCTTGCGGCTCCACCACTTACTGAGTCGCTGGATGAGGTTGAGATATGGCTCCATCAGCGCCCCACACTTTGGGAGTACCACACTCGCTGCGGAGGGAAGCTCCTTGCAGGTCGGACGATCTGCCGGATCCCGAGAAGCTTCGCACGGAAGTGCCCGTATGCGATGGCCTCCTCGAGAGTTTCGGCAGGCTCCGATGCCTTTCCTTCCCCCAGCTTCCGGCAGACCCGGTCATGTCTCTGATTAAACGGTGGCTTGTCCATCAGTGCCACCCACGGTTCTTGAACGGGGAACGGTACTCGACAAGCGGCACGGGTCGAGAACCATACTCCCAGAGCTCGAACGCCTCAGTGTTCTTCCGTCGGAGCTCCTCACGCATACAGGCCTCCCGGAAGTCTCGCTCCCTCTGGAGCTTCGTTCCGTACCCCAGGACAGCGAGCACACCGCCAATAAAGCCGAGCAGTAGTGCGATGATGTTGCGCTCCATTATGACTTCTCCTCAAGGACCTCAGTGAGCTCACCGGAATATGTTGCGCCGTCGACGACAACCGTCGTAGGCAGGACTCGCGGAACTCGAGCCGGCTTGGTGTAGCTGATCTCCACCGGGACGCGGAGGCCTGTTCCACTTTGAACGATCCGCAGCTCCTCACCCGCAGGAACTACCGGATCGATGACGATGATCTTCGCGCCGTCCCACCCGCTTTCGATCTGGATGTGCGGCTTGTCGCTACCACCCGAGAAGACCGGACGAGTGATGGTGTAGGTACCGAGACGGTCCTCTCCGCCCACCCAGATATGAGCATTGCGCGGGTCCTTGGACGCGAAGTCCTCGATGGTTCCGGAACCCCAGAGACGCAGGTTTCGCCCGTTGCCGTATGAGCTAAACCCCCGAACCACAACGCCTACGCTCTTGGTGTCGAGACCCGCATCAGCGTTGTCCATGGCAGCGCAGTTGAGATAAGCCATGCCTGTTGCCTGGCGCTCGTCGGAGAAGCCGTCACCGTTCCAGTACGACCCCTCCTTGCGGTGCTGCTGGAAGCCACCGGCATAGCAGCGCTCGTAGACGATGTCGCTGGTCGGGTAATCGCCGGTAGCGAACCCACACGGAATATCGGTCGTTGTACCGAGTCGAGCAACGGCCTCGACATCGAGGAAGTAGCCATCATGAGCCTCCTTGAGGTGCGAGAAGCCTCGCTCAAGGTTTGTTGCTGTGATGTGGCTGACGGTGAACGAAGACAGCACACCGTTGGCGTAAGGCATGTAGAGCACTCGATAGAAGTCGTCGAGTACAGCATCCTTCAGCTCGAGGTTCTTGACGTTCACCGAACCGATGCTGAGCAACCCGTCACCGTAGTGAGAAGCCGAGAAGTCGGTCATGCTGAAGGACTCGACGTCCTCCCTCATGCGCTTGAAGGGCACGCCCTTGTTTGTGGATGTGCGCGTTCCAATATAACTGAGAGACATCAGATGATCTCCAACTTCTTGAATAAGGCGATGATACCGAGACCGGTACCGACCGCGAAGACGAAAGCGTTCATGAGTAGTTCCTGTGCTCAGCCTCACTGATCTCACGACGAAACGCATCGAGAGATCTAGCAATGGCCGCGTCGTCCAACTGTGGTCCGTAGCAGAGAACGATTGCGTCAGCCATCACTCGTGCTTCGTATTGAGCCTTGCGTGACTTGAAGTCCTGCCACAGAGAGCTAACCGACCTCTCGTGCTGAAAAGCCTTCTCGGCAACCAGCACGAAAGTCAGAGCCATCGTCAGAATTGCTGTCGACTTAGTGATATAGTCGTCCACTACGGCAACCTCTTATACTCACCGGTAACCGGATCGATCGAGTAATGAGCCGTTCGAGGTTGTCCGTCAGCATCAGTCCAAGCCATACTGACCAACGATACCCGACCAGTAGTAGCAGGCTTGGGGACATCGAACGGCAGGTAGACCTTTGACGTATCCATCAGAGCGTCTGTCCTTCCCGCTTGCAGATCTCGATCTCGTCGAGGAGACGGTTGCGCTCGCGCTGTATTCTCAACGCAATCGGCTTGTCCTCCTTGACATTCTCGTTGATGAACGCGTTGACCTGCTCGAGCCGGTCCCAGAGCCAGTTGAGTCGAGGGAGGAGCGTCATGGGCTCATCGTCCTTGTGCCGACCACACCCAGCACAACGGTACTCGATGAAGTTACGCCATTTTTCGCAGAACTTGCAGTGGCGCAGTTCGCAAATACGGTGCTGTTCTTCGATGCATGACCGCACCACTGTACCCAGCGATGGGTTCGCCGCACTCCAAGCCTGGATCTCGTCGACGATGACGTTGTCGGGAGTCCAATTTGCTGCCTTACGCTTGATTCCAGCATTGCTCTTCCAGATCGTCCACTCCATCTTCGCACACGATGGGCAGATCACACTGGCGTTCAGTGGACGCTCGTAAGCGCACCACAGGCAATAAGCCGGCCAAGGCTCTGGCTCCGATGGCTTCTTCTCGTCCAGCTCCTCGATGGCGCAGAGGAGCTCGCCCTTCTTGAGGAGCATGTCAGCCATGGGCCATTCGTTATTGCTGGTTCGGTTGAATGCGTCGTTGTTATTGAATTGCCACCTCTTACGCTCTTCGATCGCGTTTTCGATGGCCTCGAGAGCCAGCTGCAGATCTTCGCGGTACGTGGTCATGTCAAACTCCATCCATCGCTTCGAGGAACTCCATGAGCTCCTTACACTTCGGGCAGATCGGCTTGTCGCTGTCGCTGAGGAAGCGCTCCTGCGGAATCCACTTCTTGCCACAGAGGGCAGTGAGGATACCACCGGGCTCGACCAGCTTGTCGCGTCGGGCGTAATGGGACATCCCGTCGGGAGGACTGATCTCCAGCTCCTCGGACGGGAGGTCCTGGGTGGGCGTGATCGGTGCTGCGATCGTTCCAGTGCTCATTAGATGTCGATCCCTTCGAGAATGAATGGAGCGGACGAAGTTGTGATGGCGCGACGTGCTTCTGCATTTCGCTGCAGGGTCTTAGACATCTGAGTAGCGCCTTCTAAAACCTGAAGCATGGCTTCTCGGAACGGTCGCATGTCGACCTTGATTTCGAAGAAGTTAGCGTTGGAGATGAACCTCATCAGTTGTATCCGCGAACGATGGTGTCGCCGTCGTACTTCTCACGCCAATCTTCTCCGTGTGAAAGTGCCATGTTGATATCTTCCTGAATCGCATTAAACAGGCGGTCCTTAAGCCAGTATAACATTTCGTTGAAATCGATAGGCTGGTAAGCGGTACGCTCCTCGTCGTTGGAGAAGTCGTTCCACGTGACGACCTGAGTCTGAGACTTCGAAGCTTCCGGGCACGGATATGCGTGGTAGTCCCTCGACTTGTTCGTTCCCGGCCAGACGACGCAGCCGTTGGAAACACCCTCAGGGTGATCAACCTTGGGCGTCGCACGGGGCACCTCATCACCAGGCCACATGCTTACGGGGTTGTTGGGGTAACGCCCGCATGAACCGCACATACCGAGGGCGTTTGGCTTCCAAGCTCCACAGTAGGCGCAGAAACCATCACTGGGCTGCGGGTTCTGCGAGCAACTGGCGATATGATCTTCGAGGGTATAACCCATGTCCAAGACAACCTTGCAGCCTCGAGCTAGACAGGCATTTGTGATCATTTTAGATGAAGTCCTTTCAGGACGGCGGAATTTGATAGGGAGGTCGAGGGTCAGGTCATCTTCAGGACCGAATCGCGCGCGGTCCTTAGCCATCAGCCGACGCTAAGACGTTCGTCGAGCAACTCGTCGAACTGACGAAAGTTTCGCTTCTCACCCCGGTTGCTACCGAGCCTGTGACGAACCCATGCTCGTTCGAGGTCCTTGTTGATGTCTTCGGCAGAGCGAGGCGGAGTTTTGAGATCTTTCTGAGTGATCATTTAAGGCTCCTGTCTTGGGATATGATGCCCTGTTCAAAGTGTTTAGCTCGCAGTCGAGCAACGCCCTTCGACACGCCGTCTTCGTGCATTGGATAGCCCATGTAATATGCTCGCCACATACCGTCTGAACCCTTACGAACGTCGTACTTGGGCTTCTTACCCCATGATCCGTCAGGCATAAGTACTCCTTTCGGATATGGTGTGGTGCAGTGCGCCTCCCGGCCAGTGCCACCAGCTACTTACTACTTCCAGGCGACGCCACGCATGATGCGCCCCTTTCTCTTCGTTTTGGACCATTATGGACGGAACTAGCTCCAGCGCGAACCGCGCCAAGAGTTGCCCATTCTACGCCCCCTTTCGATTCTCTGGAAGGCACTCGTCCGGTACCTCCACGATCACGTGTACGGTTGGGAGCCGCTTCGGCTCGAGTCCGTAGCTTAGCTGCACCTGCTTGTAGTCTGTCTCTCGAAGAGCACACTCCAGTTGTGCAATGAGCTCAACTACAGAATCAGGAAGGAAAGCTAGCTCCGTCTTGTACACGGCGTACGCCATGGCCGTTAGTCGACCAGGTCCGGAGACGGAGCTGAGTACGCCACTCCGGTCTCACCGTCGATCTGGACCTCCTCCGACACCCCCGGCATGTCGCCCGGGTGGGCAGTGACCCCGACGGAGCCCGGCGTGACGTCCGGGACAATCGGCGGCTGGTACATCTGCCTGAACTGCTCGGGACTGAGCTCCTGGGGTCCGTCCTGGGGCTCCGACGGCTGAAGGTAGGAGTGCTTGACTCCGCCCTTGGCCGTGGGAATGGTTCGCTTCTTGACGACCGTCGGAGAGGTCTCCACGACCTCCCTCAGCAGAGCATCGGCCCGTGAAGGATCTACAACCTGAACGACCTCGAGGGCCACGTCCGGGTGGTCACCGGCCGTTGGTCGCAGGTTGACTGTGTTCGACTTCTTGCGGAAGCTGGCGTTGAACGACTTCGGCATGTAGACCTTGAAGCCTCGACCGTCGAACACGACGAAGTCACCGATGAACGCCTTCTTGAGCCGGTCGTTCTGCGGCTTGTAGACGGGCACGTCGATGAACTTCGCCTTGCCGGCCGTCAGGACCTCGGCCCCACACCAGGAAGCGACGTCCTCCATGTTGGCCCTGGTGACTCGGACAGCCTCGATGTCGGACGGGTTGCGGGTGTAGTTCAGAGTCTCGAGCATTTCATTGTCCGTTCTGAGAGATGTTGTGATGCGGGAGGTGTTACGGGAGCCAGGTGTCGACTAGATATGCGACCATCAAACAGATCGCAATGATGAGAAGAAGGTCTACGATCATCAGACCTTCCGTTGGATGATGTGTGCGGAGAACCACGCAGCGAAGGTGCCGAACATACCGAGGAACACGGCAGTACCGACGGGACCCTTCACTCGGAAGTAGTGACGCGTGTGCTCGCTGAGGGTATCGCCGGACGTTTTGTTGAAGATCGCCCAACCCTCGAAGGCGAAGAACATGAGAGCCCAGGCACCCCACGCGTACGTGAACTTCCTCTGCAGCGGTGTGGTCGGCTTGACGTCCACCTTGACGGTGATGGCCTTCGGTGTGTTAGCCATCCTCGGCCTCCGAATATGCAGCTTCGAACCCGTGCTTCCGCACGACGCTCCAGGCACCGCTGTTGGCATCCTGCACGAGGTAGTCCTCGAAGCCAAGGCGCTTCATCCCCTTGAGGGTGGGCACGTTGATTCCGGGGAATCGCTTGTTGGTTTCAGGATCACGCTCCTCGACCACGACGCCTCCGCAGAGACGTGCCAGGTCATCGGCGTTGTCGTGCTTGAGCTGGTGTGCCTCGACGTTGCTGCGCTTTGGCAGGTACTGGCCCATTATTTCTTCCTCCTTCTCCAGAAGCCGTAGCCACTTCTGCGGAGCTCCTTCATCAGGAGATCCACCGTTGCCTCAGGCCAGTCATAGTCGAGAAGCATCTTCTCGACCTCGACATCCGTCTCGTTGGCGTACCGAGTGACGACAACCACTCGGTTCTTTCGCTCCTTACGATCGAGCATGATGTCGATGGCAAGAAGAATAACGACAAGACCCAGTCCGTCGTGCCAACCCCAATCGCCAGGACCTTGGTCTGTGATGAGACTCAGACCAACCATGAACATCAGAACGATCAGCAAGTTGAGACCGAACTGCTTCAGTTGCTGTAGGCCCTTCATGACGCCTCTTCGGGGGTGTAGCGATCGTCGAAGATCTGGTACCGCGGGTCACGGTCCCAGGTGATCAGGGCGAACAGGTGGAAGCCGGCGTGTGCCAAGTGGCTCAGGCCGGACTCGGGATCGGTCTCCTCACGCTCCCACCAAGCGTTGAGGTGTCGCTGAAGCGCGTCGTACGACTTCGACCACTCGTAGCCCTTCCGCCAGTTGTGCGCGGAGTACTTGCTGGCACCGAAGTGGTAGACCTCGCTGATGCGGTTCAGCGCAGCGGAGGGGAGAAGCGATAGGCGCTGGGCCTTGACCCCCTTCTCTCCGCCGGTGCTGCTAACCGAGCGGACTTCGGCTAAAGCCTGATAGTGAAAAGGAGAATCCGGACATCGAGAAGGATGAAGCGTCCCCGAAGATTCATTCCATTCGCATGATGGGCAAATGTTCTGTTCAGCCATCAGTGTTCAACACCTTCAGCACGAACTCCGAGACGCTGTTGACTCGGTAGTCCGGGTGCCAGTAGTCGCTCAGGTTGTGGTCTCGGTTCATGAGATATGCCGTTGCTCCGGCAGCTGTCATGTCTCGAACGTTGTGGATCCCGTCATCCACCGCGTAGTCTGCCTCCAGTCGGCTGACCTCTTCGCCCTTTCGATGGGCGAAAGTGAGAGTGCCTGGAATATCCCAGAGCTCCTTCCACTCGTGTGTCCACTTACGGATCTGCTCGGCGTGGTTATGGAACCCACGAGCAGTCACGAGGTGGATGTCGTGTCCGGCGTCCTGCAGGTTGTCCATCGCTTGCTTGACGCCAGGATATGGCGCCGCGTGGTAGATCCCGTCGGGAACGGCCAGACTACTGAAGACCTCGACCCACTGCTCCTTGGTGCAGCCGTAGTCGAGATGCATCTCCCACCGGGTCATGTTCCGGTTGTCCGGGTTGAGACCGGCAGCGCCGATCGCCTCGTGGACCTTCGAGAGGATCGGGATGAGGACGTCGTCGATGTCGAAAATGACCGAAAGCTTGGACATCAGTCGACCGCCTTTGTGGGATAGACTTGCTCTCTAGCTCGATCGAGCTCCTCCTGAGTTGGCGGAGGATCGAGGCGATTGAGCATGACTTGACGATGTACGGGCGGAACGTCCAGCATATGGTGGACGTAATCCATTACTCTATCGACGTCTCTGGCCATCAGTCGACCTCCTCGTTCTGGCTCAGCAGCCCAGCGTGTTCGTCGTCCTCGTCCTCGCCATCAGCCTCGTCGATGTTGTCGTTGACGCCATCGGTGGCCTCGAGTCCAAACGGCAGAGCCGACTGCTGGTCGTCGCCGTACTTCATCTCCAGCTCGTCCTGGTTGAGCGTGGCGTAGCACGTCTTGAGGTACGCTGTGATGCCGGTCTTACCCGACATCTCCCACGGATATGGGTTCAGCGTGACGTCGACGTTGCCGAGGTCAGCGAAGTCGAGCACCGCTACCTCGTCGGGGCCGAGAGCGACGCGGTTCTTGCCGGCGATCATGACGACCTTCGGCGGTCGCTCACTCTTGAAGTTGACCTTGACGGCGAGGAGACGATCCGGGATATCGCCCTCCTCACGGACGCGCTGCGTCTTGACGTTCCAGCCGTCCTGCGCCAGCTTGTCGGCCAGCTCGGGGTCGAGGATGATGTTGAAGTTGCGGTTGCCCTCCTCGTTGAACTGCTGCGCACGACCGGCGAAGTTGCGGTAGAGCAGCCGCACCCCGTAGAGCGTGAGGTTGTCTAGCCTCTTCTTCTCGGGCATTAGCCCTCCTCGATGTCGGTGACGACGTGTGTCGTCTGAGTGGTCATGAGCCGCTCGAACGTGCTCAGCACAGCTGGTGCCGGCACGATGGAGTACTCACGTCGGAACAGGGGGTTGTAGATGATCGCTCGTGCAGCAGCCGGCATGTCCTGGTCGAGGAGGGCCTTGATCTCGCCCGCCGCGGGGTCGAACCAGGTCTTCCCTACGACGACACGCTGGGCGGCCACATAGATCACGAGCGGCGCCGGGCTACCCACGACGGTTGCGCTTGCGACTGGCCTTGGCGATCTTGTTGGCGGCTCGACGCTCGCGGCGCTTCAGGTGCATCGGTCGCTTGGTGGCACCGGCGTGCTTCGACACCTTCCGGCCCGAGACCTCGGCCGTGGGCTTGACGCTGGTGTGCAGCTTCTCGCCGTACAGCGCCATCTGGCTGAACACGTTCTTGAGCAGCTCCATCAGAGTTCTCCTTCAGATATGTTGTGCTATGGAGAGACGCGGCCGTTGTTGACGAACGCGGTGTGCGTGAGCGGGAAGTGCTGTGCGAAGATGGCCTCCATCTGGTCTGCCACCTGGTTGATCTCCCACTGCGGGTTCGACGGGAAGGTCGACTCCTCAGCCTTGACGCGCAGCGATAGGAAGTGCATGAGACTGCGAGGGTTGTACGTGATGTAGCCCGAGGAGTAGATCCCGAACGGCAAGCAGAATCGCGCGATCTCCTTCGCCACACCGTGCTTGAGCATGTGCTGGTAGTTGTGCCACGCCAGGTCGTAGGAACCGACCATCGTGTCCATCATGATGTCGTACAGCTCCGGCGTTCCGTGATCGAACGAGTAGGTGCTGTTCTTGCCGACCTGGACGAGCTTCCGGGCGAAGGGCGGCACGTACATGACGGGCTGGAGCTCCCGGTAACGAGCGGACTCGTTGCTGATGCTGACGCCGGCCCGGTGTGTCTGAGTCTCTCGCCACATGGCGATCGGCTGGAAGACACGGAAGGTCAGCAGTCCGTGTTCGAAGGGCACTCCGTGCCGGTTCCGAGCGAGGTAGTTGATGAGCCCCGCGGACTCGGACGAGTCGATCGACGCAGCGCCCAGGGTCGAAACCCGAGCAGCCTTGCAGATCATCTCGTCCGAGCCCAGGTGCTGCACCAGCTCCACGTCGAAGTCGGATCGGAGCATCAGCGGGCTTGGCCCCTGGCACCAGCACTGCCCCCACGTGTGGGCGCTGGGCGAGTGCAGGTTGAGGGCCTTCCCGAGGGGTCCTGCTCTCCACGGCTTCTTCATCTGATGAACTCCTCATAGTCGCCATACTTGTTGATGGCTGCAACGGCCTTCTCCGCAAGTGCGTCGAAGTATCGAACATCGATCTCAAGGTCATCCTGCTTCTTCGCCATTTCGGCGTCCATCCACAGGAACCCCTTAGTGCCAGATACCGCGTGATCCTTGTCCTCATTCACACGAAGCAGCGTTCCTCCGCCGGATGTCACAGGCACAAAGCGCCCGCTCTTACCGACGAATATGCGCTTACCATCCTCGTACGCCAAGTGCATGGACCCCTTCTGTACCTGCTTGGTCTCGCACATGTCGTTGAACGTGACCTCTTCGCCGGTGAACAGCGTCTTGTAGACGAACGGGTGCTGGAACTGCGCACCCACTGCCTTCCAGCAGTCACCAAGGCAGTTGGCCTCCCGAGCAATATAGACGGCATCGTTCACGAGGCAGAACCGCTCGTACGTGGCCTCGTGCTCGAAGTCGTAGCCGTACTTCTCCCCGAACTTCGAAACGAAGTCGATGATGAACTCGTCAGCATTCGCAATCTTGATGGAGTCCGTCTTGATGTGAACGACGGTGTAGCCCTCCGCCTGGACCGCGTGCTTGAGGTCGATCATGAACAGGGCGCCGCGCTTCGCAACAATGTTGTCCTTGTTGCGCGGGTCCCTGAACGGGTTGTCGAACTTGGCTGACGTGAGGCCATACACGATGTTGATGACAATCTTCAGGGCATAAGCGAGCTCCTTAGCTCCCTCCTTGTCCGTCAGATATGGCGCGAGACGACCGTCCAGCATCTCTCGAGCCGAGTCGTAGTCGCCAGCCTTGATGGCCAGACGAGCCTTCAACAGATCGTGGAAGTTCTCGGTGTACTCGCCGAAGTAGCCGAGCTGGACAAGCGAAGTCGGGTGCATCGACGCTACATCCAGCAGAGCGACGTTCTCGTAGATCCCCGGCTCGGCATACACGTAGCCGCCCTCACCCGGATCCTCGCCAGCATACTCCGACTTACCGAAGCTGTACTTGTAACCCGGGAACTCGTTACCCAGGTTAGTGTAGGTGAAGTGCTGCTGCGGGTTCTTCACGTTCCCGAATATGATCCGAGCGGTGTGCTTCGGCGTTGTGTCGTTGATCGTGAGACCACTCAGCTCAGCAAGAATCTGCCGAGCTGTGAAGTCACCCTTGCGATCCTCGAACACCGCCTCCGTAGCACGGACGTCGTTGACGCAGTACTCGACGACCTTCGGAATAAGCTCGTCCGGGACAGGCTGATCCCAGGGCAGGTCCATCTCCATGTGTGTGAGACCCAGGTGGATCTCGAACCACTTGAGCGACTCCTTCTTCGAAGAGAACTCGAAGATGTCGGAGTAGGAGATGCTGTACGCTTCGCCGAAGGATGCGTTGCGATCCTTCTGCACGATGATCTTCTGGGAAAGCTGATACAGCTGCTCGACGCTGTAGCCCAGATATGCGGCGTAGATGATGTGGTTGTCGTAGTGCCGACAGTTGAAGCCGACAAGCTTCAAACTGAGAAGCTTCTCGATCTCCTGGGCGCTCGGATTGATCATCCGCGCGACCTCGTCCACACCCTGGTACTTCCAGCAGACGACGAAGAGGTTGGGATATACCTCCACGTCGAAGAACACAATCGGAGCATCCGTGGGTGGCTCGGCCTGCGCCGGCACCTCTGCACGCTCTGAGTGGAACTTCATGATCTGCACCAGCTTCAGGCACTCCATCGCCTTGTTGCTGCTGTTGGTCGCGAACGTCATGATGCGGGACCTCATGTCTGTGACGTCGTAGACCATTCCCGTCGAATATGCTTCGTCCAGGATCGTCTTGATGAAGTCGACCGAAGGCTTGGTTCCTGGGTGGATCTCCTTGCGGAGGTTCCGCTCGATCAGGTTCCGCAGACCCCGCTCGCTTTGCATCGTTTGGGGATTCTGCATCTTCTTCTCCTTCTTAGGCAAACCTGTGCTCAGCTCTGAAACAGGCAGCGCGTTACACTTGGACAACCGGCGACGCAGGGAGCTGTCCCCTGTGTACACCTTGATCTCAATTCCATCAGAGTACGTAGGCGAGAGTTCGGCCACGTCTCCACCGGTCCAGAGATAATGTAGATGGATGCCTGCCCCGCCTTTCGAGATTTCGGCGTAGGTGACAGGCCAGACGCTTGCGGCTTCGAGGTTTCGCTCGAGTGACTTTTCTCCATCTTCACCCTTCAGATCGAAGTCGATCACAATATGGTTGGCCGGAACCTTCACGAAGTGCTGCTGTGAGGTGTCGATGTCGGCCAGGGTGGTTGCCACAGAAGCCCACCGTTGCAGAGGGGTTCCCGCGGTCGTTGCACCCTGGGCCGGCATCGACCCCAACATCTCGTCGAGCAGGGACTCTGTCTCGTCGAGAACCAGCGAGTAGGTGTTGGCCTCCTCCGCTGGCGCCTTGAACGGTCGAGCGTTGAAACCTGAGTAGTAGTTCCGCACCATGTGACCGTCGACCTCGGCCCTATCCTTGAACTCGTCGAAGTAGTTCTGAAGCTCGCTTCGCATCTTGTACATGGGCAGCGGTCTTTCGATCCCGCTGTCGGCGCAGAATTCCTTGTACAGCTGGTACGCCTGCTTGAGGGTCGTACCGTCCTGCGCCTTGAATATGTCGTATGTGCTCTCAACGAAGTTGAAGAACACGTCCGTCTGGAACATCATCTCGAGCGGCTTGTAGCCGTTGTAGTGGTTCTTACCCAGGCTCAAATATACCTCTCGGCAGTGGTGCGCGATTGCACCAAGCTCGAAGTCGATCCGAGACACCAGGGTTGTGTAATGGTTCGCCGGAATCCGTACGCCCGTGGGGTGGACGTCGATGAGCCGACGAATAATGCCCGACTTGGAGTCGGTAATCTTGACGGGCTGGTTTGTCCCCATGAAGAGGAACGCGTTGATCTGTGCGTCATAGCCCGGCTTGTACTTCTCGTTGATGCGCATCGGCTCGTGAGAAATGATGCTGTTGAGGACCGTATTGTCCTCGATCCGACTTAAGTCGCCGTCATGCTGGATTGCGACAAGAGGATTGCTCTTGAAGGCTTCCGTGGCGAACTGATTGCTGTTGGACCCCAGAGCCTTCGCCTCGAAGCTCGACACGTAGCCCCTGAACAGCTTCTCGATGATCTTAAGTACGGTAGACTTACCCGTACCTGCGGAGCCGTAGAACACGAGGAACTTCTCGATGGACTTTGAGTCACCAGTAAGGACTGAGCCGATGGCCCACTCGATCTTGGTGCGCTCCTCGACCGAATATAGCGTCCCGATCATCTCGTCCCAGGCGCTGCAGTCGCCAGGTTCGATGTCGTACGAGAGACGCTTACTCACGTGGTGCTTCCGCTCCGCCTTCTGTGAAGCAAAGGTCAGTGACTGATCCAACTGGGTGCTGTTGTCACTGACCTGGCCTACGAAGCTTCGGAACCGATTCCAGCTGTTGCTGTCGAAGGACCGCATGCTCTTGACGTTGCACGGTACCCCTTCAGCCTTCTTCTGATCTGCGTACGCCCACAACTCCTCGTCAACGAGACGCTGTACGTCATACTCGTCAGTGGACCACAGAGCGGTCTTCTCATCCCAGATCGCATAGAACCCTCGAGCGCGGACCATCAGGTCCTCAGAGCGTCCTACGAGGAAGTCTGGGTAGATCTCCAGGACACCTTCCTTGGTCTCCTTGATGCCGATTCGGTAGAAGTCCATCCACCCTCCTCTCGATCTAGTTACGCTCCTGGAGATATGCGTTGAGCTGGTACCATAGCTCTACACGTCTCTGGTCTGCGTCGGGATGGATCAACGGGAAGAGCCCGCCACGGCCACTTGAATCGTACGTCCGGTATACGACTCGATCGGTGACCTCCTTGATCTCATAACCCATGGTTGTTTCTCGGACACGGTCGTTGTATCGAAGCCCTAGATTTGCGAGGAGATGCCAGAACCACTCAAGCGGCTGCCCCTCGTCTTGGAAGGACAGCCGCCTGGAAAGCCCAATCAGCATCTCCAGAAATGAGCAACCCACTGCCATCCAGTGTGGGTCCACATCCTCGAGACCTAGGTCATCGATGAACTCGTACCTCAGAGCTCGTCCGTCTTCGACGCGGTTGTCGTCGTTCGGGACGAAGCTCAGGAACTCGGTTGTGAACAGCTGCTTCGCCAGCTTCCAGAAAGACTGCGATGGATTCGCAATCTCTGGATTAGCGATATGACCGTACAGCCAGGTGAGATACAGCTCGTCGAGATGTGCGCTCACTCATCCGCGCTCCTCATCCTCCGCGGGGCGCGGCTGAGGGAGCGACCAACCTCCGGGTCGAAACCGTGCACGGCCTTCGAGAAGGAGAAGTCGCTTCGTACGACCTCCATGTCGATCGACAGGTTGTCGTTGCGGATATAGACGATGTTGCTATCGCCCGACCCGTGTCCGAAGCGCTCGAGGTTGTCATCGCCGACGAGCTGCTCGGCGTTGTCAACAGGGATGTCCTTCGAGTCGACGAGGGTGTCGTCGCCGGCGAAGTACGTCAGCTGCTCCTGGTTGTAGTCACTCTCGTTGGAGTTGTACTCCTCCGCAGTGATGACGTACGGGTACCCATCAGGGAGCTCCGCACGAAGAGTCAGCTCGTAGGCCGCATCCCACGTAGGGAGATTGCTGTTGTTGGCAAACACGTTCGTACGCACCTCCTCGGCGACTTCGGGACGAGCGCCCTTACGCAGACGCTCTGCTGCCTCGGCTGCCCGCTCCTGCCGGCGCTGCTCCGAGATCTGCAGAGGACCCTGCAGCTCGACAACCATCTCCGTGCCGTCACCGCCCTGGTAGGTCTCCAGGACAGCCTGCGTCTCGGGAGGCAGCACCTCCTTGGCCGCTGACTCGATGGTGTCGTACGGCGGGACCTTGGCGAGCCGCTTGTAGTGGTCCTCCATCGCGACCAGCTCACCCTCGAGTCGCTCGTCGAACCGGAGACCGGCCTTCTTGACACCGTACCGGTAGCCAAGATATGCGCCGGTGCTTGCCGCCACGACGGCGACACCGACGATGATGTACGGGTTGGTGCGGTACGCCGAGACGACGGCCTCGACCGCGTCCTCAGCGACGTCGTAAGTCGCACCCGTCGTCTCGACGACGGCGTCCTTGACGGACTCCAGGGCGTCGACGATCGGCTCCTCGTTCACACGAACGGTGAGCGCGGCGTTCTTGATGATCTCCTTCTTAGCCATGCTGTCCTGCCTCTCAGATATGTGTTTACGGGTAGGACAGATCAGATCAGGTCGAGGATGACGCCGTCGACGTTGAAGTCGAGGACGATTCCACCGTCGCCGTTGAAGACCAGACCGTTGTTGATGCCGATGTCGATGAAGCCCTGACCCTCACGGTTGCCCTTGACCCAGCCGACCATCGCGCCGGCCTTGGTGTGGCTGAGGCCGAGGTCGCGGTACAGCTCGTTCAGGAACAGGTGACCTCGGGAGTTCAGCATGTCGTTCGCGTACGACTGGACCCCACGGAGGAAGAACTCATTGTGCTCGTTGCGGTCCTGGTGGGGTGCAACGCTCTTGTCGAAGACCCGAGCGTAGAACGTACCGGGAGCCACCTCGGCCACCTTCTTGATGACCGCGGTGCCGTCGTCGTCGACGCCCTCACGGTCCTCGGCGTTGAGGTAGAGGTCACGCTCCTCCTCGACACCGACGCGGTTGGCGACACGGCCCCGGTAGTCCCGGAAGCCTGCGTCGAGCGCCGCGTAAGCTGCCATGAGGCCGGTGTTGCGCTTGCTCAGGATGACGTGCGAGCCGGTCAGGGCCGCGACGGACAGACCACCCACGAGGATGGCCGGACCGTAGAGCTTGCAGACGTCGACCGTCTTGCGGACGCGGACGACGGCAGCATCACGTCGACCGTCAGCGGACGAGTAGGGCCGACCCGAGGGGGTCTCACCCTTCTCGACTGCGGACTCGATGTCGGCGAGCTTGTCGTTGTGGTCGGACGTGGTCTCCTCGAGACGCAGCGTAGCCTTGCAGGCCAGGACGGTGCTGGTGACCGCACCGACGCCGCCGGCGGCGAAGAGGAGGATGGGGGAGTGCTTCTGGACGTGCAGGAGTGAACGTCCTGCCTTGCTGGTGACGGCCGTCTTGGCCGAGTTGAGAATGTTGCCGACGTTCATGAGGATGCTCCTTCAGAGCTTGGTGTGTTGGATGTTGTGTGGTTGCAGGAGACCATGCGGACGCAGGCGTCCCAGCAGTCCTTGCATAACTCCCTGCGATGACTCTTGATCGGTCTACCCGTGCAGCACGGGCATACGTTCACCGGCTGCCTGTCCATTCGTGGACCCCCGTACGTGGGATGCACGAATATGTCGCTCATTAGACGACGGACTCAGGATCGGGCAGGACGATCAGCCAGCCTTCACGGACACGCTTGATGTCCGCGTACTGGAGGGTGTCCACTGTCCACCCACGGCGCTCGTCGGTGAACGACGGCGTTTGTCCGAGCATCTCGTAGTAGTCGGCGACGGTTGCGGCGGGGTAGCGGTTGGCGAGATCCCACAGACGGTCGACGACTTCACGAGCTTCAGCCTGCGTTGCGACGATGATCTGCTCCCACTCCTCGTGCCTGCGCACAAGGCGCCGCGGCTCGTGGATCGGAGCGTTGCCTCGCACAGGCGCACTGGAGTGGTACCGGTTGTGGTAGGGCACCGGTCCGACGCCGCCACCGGGACGGAGAGGCAGTCGATTGCCAGGACGAACGTCACCACCGTAGATCGCTCGCTCGAGACCACCAGCGAACGCCTCAACGATCGAAGCTCGCAGCGTAGGGATGAGCACGTCGCCGAGCATGTAGCCCACGACTCCACCTGCGTCGACCATGTCGGCGACCTTCTGGCCCCAGGGCTTCTTGCGACGGACGACCTTGCTGTGCACGACCTGCTCGACGTTCTTGTCCGAGGGTGACGCGGTGGCCGCCGCCTCCTCCCTTGCGTGCATGGGGTGACGCTTCGGCTGCTTGTCCTCAGGACGAGAGACGGCGCCTCGAGCCCCTACGGGGTTGGGTGGGAACTGCTCAGTCATATGTCCTCTTTCCGGAAAAATGAGAGACCAAGACACCATGTGCTGGTGTCTGGTCCCGTGGAAGTACTACTCGGAGTCGGCGGTGTTGCTGACGTTCTCCTTGTGGAAGACGCGGATCTTCTCGATGTGGTCGAAAAGGGTGTCGACCTTCACGCTCACGAACTGCTTGACGGGGTCGTTGGCGAGACCGGTGGCGACCATCGCGGTCACTCGGATCATCATCTTCTGATGACCCTTTGTGGCGTTGGTGGTGTTCCCGATCACGTTGCCGATGGTCCATCCGACAGATGTGGTGGCGACGAAGGTGGCGACGCCCTTGACGACCGTCTTCGGGTCGAGGTTGGCGTTCTCAGTCTGGATCTCGGTCATGGTTATGCCTTTCGATCAGAGTGGTGGGTTCTCGTTATAGGGCATGAATATCTCGCGAGAACTACTTACCCTGCATCTTCCAGCTGAACGCGACCTGCTTGTACGCCGGCGATGCCGATGCGAACTCCTGCTCGGT